AACTCATCACCCCTCCAGGTTATAAACACTACATCCCTCGATATATCCTCAATAATCAACTCATCACCCCTCCAGGTTATAAACACTCCACCCTGAGTATCCTTCGGAGGAATCTTCTTAACCACCTCATTAAACCCCAACCTCAACTCCGAAGCTGGCAGATCAAACACAAATGGCCACTGCACCTTCGGTTCGGGTGGTGCTCTAATATACCCTGGATGCAACACCTTAATCTTGTGGGTTACCCTCCCAACCTTAATAAGAATCCTATCAGCTACCTCAAGCTCAATTGGTCCAGATAGGTCAGTTGGCATCTCTAACAAATCAATACCCAACTGTTCTGGTTCTCCAGTCACTACCACTTTTGTTTTACACTCACAGATGCACACATTGGCAGTATCAATGGCCCTCATGTACATCACATCTGCAGATGGGAACGTTGCCAGGCACTCTACGCAATTAGCCCTCATGGCCGCTATAGCAGTCCCTAGATTGCTCCCATCCACCAACACTTTAAACACCATAGTCAATCCTCAAGTATTGTTGTTCTTGTTGCGGTTGGATCAGTTCGCCCCTCAGCAATATCCTCCCAAGTAGCAGGTGTCAGTCCAGCATCAAGTGCTCTACTATACCCCCGGGTCTGTTGGTCATCAGTAATAACACAGTCAATCCGATACAGCATACCAACACCAACCTCTCTACGACGGGTAATCCTAACCACGGTGGTAGGTATTGGCGACTGTCCAGGAAATGCAATAGACACATGGGGGAGACCTGTCATGGGTCCATCCACCAACTCTCCAATAAATGCATCAATATCATCTGTCATAGCTACTCCTCAAAGACCACTTGTCTATACGATCCAGATCTAGGAGGTATCTTACTCACGTGGCATGAATGTTGCATTGGAACAACTACTTCTAGGTAGTGGGACCGCCGTTGAGCAAACTCCTCTTCAGTCATCTCAAGAACCACCAATCTGTGCATTCTACCTAATATCATTGGTCGTACATCTGATTCAATCACCAATCCAGAATACGGTACCGAATTGCGTTCATGCCTGGACCCTGAGAATATTGCATACTTAATCGTATCACATTTGAATAGATCAATGGTATGTGTCCGAAATTCCAGATGATCCAGATATTCGTCACTATTATCAAGCATCATAGGTTTACTCCTCAAAGATCACCATACTACCCACAGGAGATATGATGGGTTGTTAGGTAATGGGTCGTCACTCAGGTTAGAAAGCACTCGTCCCTCAAACGTTATCCTCACATCCCCTGTAGCAATAGCACCAATCCGATACTCACTACCAATCATCTCAACATGGTCGCGTGTTATCGAATATGAGTCAACAGTGCAGACTATGAATCCAGTGTCAGTTCGAATTGCACATTCCCCAATCTCAAGTTGAGTACCATCATGCATCATCGAAAATCACATCTCGCCTATCAGTCTCTTTCTCCTCGACCCTACCCTTCAACTCCTGGCAGGCTTTGGGATCATCCGATGGCAACTCATATGTCCTAGCCCAGAATGGTACATCAGGTCGATACTCTGGTACAACGATTGGCCAGGCAGACCCAGTGGCTGACATTAGATCAGCACTTTGCACCCTATCCCCAACATGTATCTGTTCGACGCTCTCAAGACTTACAATATCCCCACCACTGACCCGACACCTTAGTGGTCCCTGCGTAGTATGAAGTATAAAAACCTCATCAGGCATACCTCACTTCCTAACTAACATTCCCTGTGGTGCAGCTAGGACAGAATTCTTCTTCCTAGTCTCCTCTATCTGAGCCTTCACACCCAGCGCACCAAACCTCTGTACAACATCCCTCAGATGATCAGTGCATGTAGTACCTTCATACCCATGGAAGTCAACGATAATCCTTCCATCATCCATAACATCAATGGTATCTTCCATCTACCTCACCTGTGTACCCTAAGCCGAATGCCACCCTTAATCTCAGATGTAATGCAAGATCCATACTTCCCCATGACAGACTTAGCAACAGCTCGTCTATAATGCACCGGTACAGCATTCATGACCCTATCGAGGTTACCACCCGTATTATACGAATCCCCAATGGGCTCGAATAACTTTCCTGTCCACTTGAAAGTTAAATTCTGCTTCCTATACTGTTGGATACCTACCCAATGAACCAGTATATCATTCCCACGAACAGTAGTGGTCATGCCTGGAAACATAGTCGCCATAGCTGTCAGGGCAGTCTGCAGTACATTCTTATCTGTCAGATCAACAGTTGTTTTTAACACACTCATTTGTGACATAATACTTTACCCACAGAGTACTGTGGTCTCCTCTTCAATCCTAACACCGAGTCTCTCAAACTCAGCTTTCATCTGTTCATCAATCTCACCATGGGTTGCAATGATACCCTCATCAGTGATAATCACATCATCTGAAGGTGTTCCTAACATCACAGCCACCTCTGGATTCTCATACACATCAATGATCATTCAACGATCTCTCCTTCCACCACACATACACTATCAACACTCCACAACCTAGCAGGAATCCACCCACCAATCCTTCCAATGGCATAGCAGACTCATAGAGCTGTCTAAACTCCCAAACATTCATGTAATCACATCCCTCGAAGTACTACCACCCCGATCACCAATAGTGGCTGTCGAAGCATTGCAAGCATTCATACCTGCCCATTCACGCACCTCAGTAATCTCCTTGGATATCTTATCTTGCTTGGACAGTGGGGTGGTCAGGTTAACAACTGCCACAATATCATCTGTCTCCAACGGTCTATCCTCATAGAACGACCTTATCATAGCATCCTGGATGAGGTTACGAATCTCTCTTCCAACATACCCATCAGTAATATTCGCTAACCTATTCATATCAAACCTAGCAGGATCTTGCTTACTAGCTCGTAAGTGGATGTCCAAAATCGACAGCCTCTCAATCATATTAGGAAGGTCCACAAAGAATATCTTCGGAAACCTCTGAAGCATCTCAGGCTTCAGATTCATTGGATTATTACAGGTAGCCACCCTAAACACAGGAGCCTTACTCTCCTCTATATGTGTAAGCAACACTGACAAGGTCCTCATAGTTTCCTCATGACCCTCACCAGCACCACCTGTAGCAAACATCTTCTCCACCTCATCCCACAAAAACACATCGGGAGCTAACGCATCAGCTAAATTCAAAGCCTGCTTAATATTGCTCGAAGACTCTCCATAGAACTTAGTAGCAATGTTAGCCATATCAAGCAACAGGAGAGGTGTTCCAAACTGTGTTGCAATAAGCTTAGCTAACAAGGTCTTCCCAGTTCCAGGTGGACCTACCAACATAACACCTCGCAGCGGCTTCAACCCATAGCTGGCAGCCTTAGGATCCAATGTCTTAACAGCAAATGTGAGCCACTGCTTAAATGCATCCAATCCACCCACATCAGCCATACCTGTATCATTATCAATATACTCAAGCATGCCCGTACTTCTGATGATGTGTTTCTTTTCACCCAGAATCACAGAAGGATCGATGTTCTTACCAATCAAGGTCTTAGTAGATATGTTAGCAAACTCATCTACTGTCAACCCCAACCCAGCATTCACTAATGCATCCATCTTTGCTCGCACAGGCTCTTCAATAGCACCAATAAGTTGTTTGGCTCCAGAGTCAGTCTTGCTCAGATCAATCCACTCTGTCAATGTCTTCTCGACAATCCCCTTCAAAATATCCCTATCAGGCAATGGTATCTCCAAGATAGTTATGACCTTCTGGAGATCTTTAGGAATCTTGTCTGAGGGTGACACCACGAATATAGACGTACGGGTCTTCACAGGAAGCTTAATAGCTAGCTCCTTCAGATACCTAATCACCACATTATCAGTGAGATGATTATGCACATCAATCAACACCACAAATCTATTTTCCCTATCATTGTAACTAATCACTTCAGACAAAGCAACATCCAGGGCCTGTGTGTTCGATATACCTCCGGCAGGTCCAACCAATCCCTTCGTTACTGTCCAAGTAAGTACCTTAGCTGTTCGTCTCTCTGCAAGTTCCTCAATCATCTTGAGTGCTCGTACTTCCTCTGCTGTCTGTAACCAGATGATAGGGTACCGAGCTTTATATAACAAATCCATCTCATCAATCATGCATCATCAATCCCCGTTACATTCCATGCATCCTCAACTAACCTATAGGGCACAAATGCAGACCCCAACTTCTTCTTCACCATCAACCTTTTCACTCGAGTTAGCTTCCAAGATTTTGGAGGTGGTGCAATATCTGGAATATGCTCCACCATCACACCTTCCAAGGAATATCAGGTCTGTCACGCACCAAGCCAGCTCGAGTTGTGTCACGTGTCCAACCAAACTGCTTCATCAACATATCCTCAACCTCTTTCTGATCTCTGATCACATATGCATGCATACTTACTGAGTGATGACAGTATCCTCCAACCTTCAAGTACAACTTAGCAGCAACCGCAGCCTGCAATGCCACCAAGGCAAACATATTCGCTCCAGCTGCTGATAAGCCATCGTTACTCCGGAACAGAACTGTCATGAACAGCTGTCCATCACGAACAATAAACTGCACATATTGCAAGCATGGTCCAGAATATCCAAGATCCTTCCAAGGATACCAAGTAATAGCAACAGCACGGCGGCTATCTCTATTTGTCTCATCAGCAAGGTACCTAACAATACCATCAATTTGATTAATCGCATCATACCCATCTTCCCAGGGACTCCATCCAAACAACCTCTCATGGTATGTATATGTAAAGGTTCCACTTGTCCCATTCAGCAGTCCATCAACATACTCTCTTAGCTTTCCAGCTTGAAAGTTACTCCCAGGATGTACCATTGGCTCCGAGAGAGGATTCTTAATCTCAATCACCATATCCAGATGCTCAACTGTCAATTCACCATCCTGTGTTAGTTGTACCTTCCCATCCTTAAGAAGCTTCGTTACAACCTGACAATGAGCATCCCCAATACTATACGCCTTAATCGGTATCATCTAACTCACCTTAATCACAATCGATCCATCAGCCAACTTCTGACCCATCTTCGGTTGAAACTTAAAGATTTCTGTCCGAAGCTTCCCCTCAGGTGTCTTCACATTAACAATCCATTTAGTTTGTGGCTTATAACTCATATAACACACCTATCGTTCTTGTAAAACCTAGATCCAGTAGCACCCTTCTGTTTATGATACTTAGCAGATCCCCTAACCCCATATGGCATCAAAGCATGATCTGTCTCATAAAACACAATCTGTGCTATAGGCATTCCAGCATACAGTACAACAGGTCTAACATTCTCATTGGTCATCTCAAGTGTTATGGTCCCTTCAAACCCACAATCAATCCACCCACCGGTCTGATGGACAGTAATACCAAGCCGTGCAAGACTACTCTTACCCTCTATGGTTGCACATACATTGTCGGGCAGCCTTATGGTCTCCATAGTCTCAGCTAACAAGAATGCTCCCTTAGTCAGCAATATACTATCGGCAGTCATGGCAGCCAGTCCTAACCGTGTACTATCCTCATCATATGGATCAATCTCAACACTGGCATACTGAGCATCGTAAGCAGCAAATGTATTATTCAACCTAACATCTATACTGTTAGCCTGAATGGCACTCTTACTCAACGGACATACTCCAATCACACCAGCATCAATGCGTTCCTTGAGTTGCCAATCCACTAGCACTGTCATCATTCACCTCCACTACAACCTCTAGGGGGTTAACAGTATCTGTAGCTAATCCCCACTTCCGAGGATCAGTCCACACTTCATGGGTATACTTCTCCTTCGCAAACTGCTTATCAAACGCATAGAGTTGAAAGAACCATGTTAGCCATGAAATCCTAGCTCTCAACTCAGGATAGCTAACAAACACCCAAGCCATCTTATCAACAAGTGGTCCAAGAACCTTGTGAATCTCCTCATCTGTCTCAACCCTATGGTAGGTATTGCGCAACATCAGTAAGGTATGATTGTTGGTATTCTGCCAGTAGGGTTGGTTGAGGTCCCAGAACTCCTTATCAATCTCAACAGTATCAACCAGTGTACCAACCTGCATCATCCGTTCTTTCAATTCAGCATTAACATTCATCCTAATCCTCCATGTACCATATCCCACAACTGTCCCCGACCAACGGGGTACCACCACTCGGGATGGAAACTCATCATGCCCAACCTAGACACCTCATCGTAGTTAATCTTGGTTGGATAGGTGTGCAGAAATTCAACCAACCAATCAACTGATCGTGTTATCCAATCATTATTAGCATACTCTCGCTCCAGATAGTTCCATCCCAACATAAGGTGATCAATCCTATCCTGTCTCTTCTCGTGTACAAAATAATTAACTCTCTCCTCTTGTAGCAATACACACCTTTCCTCAAACCCAGCAGCTAACCATCTAGGAGCCATCATCGTACATCTCCACAACAAATACCCCATTCGCTCATGGTACATGTCATCAGACTTAAACAGCACCACCAAGAAGTCAGCTAACTTAGCCACTGCAAGCTTATTAAGCCATCCACATCCTCTAAGAAGCTTTGCTGCATCTACAGCATACTGCTGTCTCATCCTCAACACCAGCAGCTCAGAAGGTAGTGGATTGCGTTCATGAGTAAGATCCAACCACTCTTTCCTAATCACCAACCTCTTCAAGTCATTGAAGGTTACATGTCCACCAATCAAGCACATCAACAATGGTTTATCCACTGCATGCAAATCCTTTCCAGTACCTTCTTGATACCAATAACTACTACTCTTAGCCATCAAAACCACTTATCCAACCCTTGCTGTCCAAGCACTTCTGTCTCCCAAGACAATCCAACAGACTCAATCAGACTCTTCATCTTCATCTCAACAGTCTTCAACGCCATTGTTTTCCAGTCAATCTTACACACAGATAGTACACGCAAGTCATCAATATCATCATCAATACAAATGGTATCTGGATGACCAACGCAATACAGCAACTTAGGCTTTTTATCCGATCTGAAATGTATGCCCAAAAGTACTCGTCCATTCTCCTTCCCCCGTATCCAAGGGGAAGAACCAGGTTCCATATGACTCCTCCCCTTACTAATCCCTTTCGGAATAGCTACATCTTGTAAAGACATAGATCCATTATAAACTTTCCAGTATATATCTTTGACCAACCTTGCAGCCTGGTGTGGGTTCTTCTGAATCAACACCATCTCAAAAAACTGTTTCATCAACTCCCTAGACACATTGGCTGTATCTGATCTCTTAACCTCCAAGCCAGTATAGTCAACCTCGGGAGGCTTACCCGTTAGATCCTTACCGTCTTTCCAGACCACAACACCAGCATATCTCTTCTTCGCAGCTTCCGTACCACCCGATTTCTTTTTAAACATGAGTGTCCGGTATATCTTTTCCAACTTAAGGGTCGGCGCCAAGTGTGGAGTAATCTTAAGTTCTGCTGCCCAATCCGCCAGATAAGAATTGAGCGCTGCCTCGATCGCTTTACCTTCCTCGACGGTCTTAACTGGCTTGACAAATGTAGAGTCCGTATCCCCATATACAATCGTGTAACCCATCTCAACAATCTTCTTATGAAGCTCATGACTAATCTCTCTCCCTTTTAAGGTGATAAATGCAGCCAATTCAGGTTTGTGCAATCGTGCCCCACTAAATGCCAAGTACCCATAAAAAGCATTAATCACATACTTCAAGCTCTGTTCGGAAGTCAGCATGGCCTTAGAAGCCTTTCCTTCCAACTTGAGCCTCCTCATAACATCTCTAGCCTCCATAAGCTGAACAATAACCCTTGGGATCATCTTCAACCTATCAGGACTCAAATCAAACGCAATAATAATAGTCGGGTACAGTGCTGTCAGATCTGTCGTCCCCACATCCTCATGCACTCCAAACTCAGGAGGTAAGACAAGGGCCCCCTCATACTCAGCCTTCTGAGCATCATGCTTCTTGGTGGGTAGAGGCATCACCTCCCCAATCCTAGCAATCTCATGCATCAGATAGAGTTCAATGATCTTACTCCTAAGCAAGCAATCGGTGAGTTTGATTCCGGTCATTCGTCTTAAGGCTTCATAAAACTCAATCAGTCCAGTTTCCTTATGAATCTTTCTAAGAGCCAGGACATCATTCTTGCCGTAATCAACCAACGTTTTCCAATCCTTGCTGTCCACCAGGCTTCGAATCTTATCACCCTGGTTAATATAACTCCATCCAGTTTCATGCTGCACCACATACTTTAATGTATAACTCGGAAGCTGTCCCTTAGGCTTACTCCAATCCTTATAGAACACGAACGAATCAAATATCTCTCTTCCAACAATCTTGGCATCCGTTGGATACACCTGTGGCCACCTAGACAACCTCGATATGTCAACTCTCAACCTAGCGGCCCGAGCAATAATGTATGGCACATCAAACCCTTTAATATTCCACCCAGCAAGCAAGTCTGGATCAGTATCCCATACCCACTGAGCAAATGCTCGAATCACCTCTTCTTCAGTCTTAAAGTTAATCTGGTCCACATCAACAATGTCATCTCCATAATTGAAGGTGAACACTCTCACTTGCTCCGTATAGGAATCCATCACCTGAATCTGATTGATAGGCCAGATAGGCTCCTCAGCCCGAGGCATGATGTCCTGTGGAGCATTAACTTCAATATCAAACTCACAGACCCTCGGAGACACCATCGGAATATCTACTGGCTCTCCCTTCTCATTAAACCCATAATAGATCTTATGATCAATCAGATACCTCATATCATAAACAATATCTGCCTCACAAGTAAAGCTAAACAAGCCTCGTACTTTCGGTACATCAGATGGCAACGTAGTATAACACCTTGTCACAGACCTTCCAAAAGCATCTACAAATCCTTCCTCAATCTCTACAATTTCATACAGGCACTTCTTAACCTTCAATGCAAGCACTTCATCTGCTGGAGCATAAAAGTAGGGTCGTTGATTTCCGAACCCAATGGCCTTAGTTTCTGTCGGATTATCTGCATTCCGTCCAAAGAGGATCGTGATGGGTTTCCCAGCTTTCATGGTCCACAACGATCCACTCCACACATAATTCGTCATGTTCTCTCCTTATAACATACACACCCCAACAACCAAATCCCCAAATTTCTCAACCAATTCAGCTGATGGCCGGTATAAATACACACACCTGTCTGTATATTATACACACAAGTCCTACATCTAGCTTTCATGATCCAACCTGTACCTAAACCCAGGATCGTAGTCCACAAAGAACAATCTAGTCTCATCCTTCAAAGGCACATATGAAGGTCTCACAATCACAGATCCATCCTGCTTCTTGTAATAATATGCATCCTCAGAGACAGGTCTAGTGAATGCACACTTGCACACCTCACATCCATAGTGAGTCATTAGCATATAAAACTCTCCCTGTCTTACATACCATACACCCAAAAAGGTAACCTTTCCGTTCACCTCGCATCTCGGACACTTCATGGTATCACAATCCCAACAACCAACAATATGGCCCCAATCACAACGATTCCATTCCTCTTAGACAACACACCTGCAAAGAGTGTAAACCCAGCAGCTAGACATATTAGAGCTCCAATCATAGCAACCCCAACCTAAAAGGTCTTGCCATGCATATGCGGTCTCTGCTCATTATATGCTTGCTTCGCTCTAATAGCAGCCTCGAGGTTAATACCCAACTTATGAGCCAGATCAGCAATCCTAATGATCGCATCGGCAAGTTCTTCAGCAAACTCAGGGGTGGGCTTGTTATGCCTCAAGGCATCCTCAGCCTCCGAAAGCTCCCCAACAGCAAGCATAAGCTTACTATCAATAATCACATTCAGCAAGTTAGCATCTGGTCCACAACACATCCCATCACATGCTGCATCTAAAGCAGACTGTATATCATCATATGTGTTCCAGAACCCATGATCCTGTGCAATCCTACAAGAATCTATCTGCAGCTCAAGCACAGTCATAGTTCCTGTCCCAAACGTTGCCAAATCAACCACACTAGCTAACCGATCTGTCATACAGGTAACTCCGATTGTTTATAGATAGGACCCTCACATCTGCAGAACTGTCTGAGAAAATGAATATTCTTACAGGTAGCTAACTCCAAAGACACTGATGGTTTACCAGCCCAAGTCAGATCCAATCTGTCCTTAATAACCCGTCCATCCTTCTTTTCATCCCTAGTAATCTGCCAGGCCTTCATCAGATCCACACCATTATAGGCAGCACTAACAGCCAGGGAAGAATCAACAGAGTCAAAACATCCCCTCATATTATAAACCTCTAACAGGTTGTCCCACCCAAACGCGTGTGTGTACCTATTCCTAGGCAGGTTGAGAAACTTGTGTAAGCTTGCTCTATCATACCCAAGCCTATAGCTAAAAATACTAATCCCTACTGCAACATCCTCTTTATGCTTAATCAGATTCCACTGCCTAAGCATCTCATTGGGTCTCTCGTGCAATATACACATCATCTGTACATTGTCAGTCAGATACCCTTCAGACTCATATTGTGTTAACAAGTCCAGAGTCATCTGTCCAGTCTTAACCCCATCAGTCAAACACTCAGGTCCAACCACAAAGATTCTCTCAGCATCAATCTGGCTAGCAATCTTCAACATGTGATCAAAGCTAGCAGCTGTGGGCTTCTCATACAGGTCATTATCCAGAATCACAGTATCAAACTGATGTGTCTGGTAGAACTCCCTATACCTCTTAATCTCCCACAGATGGGTCAGCATGAAAGCATTCCGAACCTCCATGGTATCTAACGTTCCAAGCAACCCAACGGGTGTTATAGGCATGTAGTTTATCATAACAATTTCTCTCCTGTAGGACCAAGAACCTCTCCCGCAGCAGTAATACTAACGTACATTCCGGTCCTAATCCGTGATGTTCCATCTCCAGTATCAACTATGCAGGGTATGTGGTGCTCTCGACAAACAATCGCAGCGTGACATCCAATACCACCATAATCAGTAATAACACCCCTAAAAATATGCACAGGTATCTTAACTGATGCATGTGGTGTAATAAGGATCTTATCAGCACACATCTCTCTATTCAAACAAGTTAGTCCTGCCCAATCACGTACAACTAATGCAACACCAGAGCATTCACCAGGACTAGCTACTGTACCTGCCAGTGATGGTTTCTTCATCACAGTTCGTCCGCGAAGATCTTGTAACCCCAGCATTAGGGCCTCATCCAGATTTATATTCCTCTTAATGATGTAGGTCATCATCTGGACAAGTACATGACCTGCAGCATGAGCCTCAAGGGATGGATTCTCGTGGGGTCGAACAGTTGGGTTAAGTACCTGATCATGTGTTGTGTACCTCACAAAGTCTCCAAACTGACTAAGAGCAATCAACCCTCTCATCTCAACACCAGGGTTTCCTTGCATGCCAAGTTCAGCAAGCTCATCCTGCAATACCTGAAGATCAATTACTGTCACACTACCCCTCCAGTGCCTTCCTCTGTGCTTCAATCAACTCTTCGATATGCAATGTAATGATCACATTATGCAATGCAAGAGCTTTATTATTCTTAGCTAACTCAATGTATGCCATGTCCGAAAGATCAACCCCATCAGGTCCAACTAACCGATCAAGTATCTTGCACAGCTTAGCATGGGGAATCTTAGTAACCCTCTCGATATCACTCACATATACTCTCTGTGTAAACCCAATGGGTATTATGAGATCCAACACTCGTATCTCATCAGTGTTACCAAGGAAAGATCGAAGTGGGCTCATTTCTGTACCGTAATCTTTTTAACACTCTCGAGCTGTTTCACAATGTCATCCCAAGTGGGATTAACTAATGTTGCGATGTTGCCCCCAAACCTATCTCCTCTGAACACCACCTGGCGATCATTCCCAATCCGCTTCATCTCAATGATCACATCAAACCAATAATCAGTCTTCTTCTGCCACTTGGGTTTATCTGTACCCATGTCGGCACCCTTGGAATCTACCATAGCTTCGGCTTTAAAGCTACCCAGCACATTCCACTTTGAATGCAACATCATCATAATAAACTGATTGTACCGTTTGTTTGCGTGCCCCCACTGAAGTCGTCCAGGATCTGAAAAGTTCTGTTCATCCTTCCATATGCCCAGCCAGTCCCATATATCAGTACCTGAATCAATCACAATAGTACCCTTCGGGAACGGTTTCACATAAGTGTACACTTCACCTGCAGTTATGCTCTCATAGAACACCATCTCCTCCAGCACATACTCAATCAAGTCCTGGTTGGGTGTATACTCCGAAGTGGTTAATCCAGCTATCAACTCTGCCATTGTAGCCTGCTTAACACTACTCAAAAAGGTCTCTACTAAATCATTGCAAGTGATATAATCAGTAAGCACATCCAGAGCATCCCTTGCAGCATTTAATGCAGCAACCAAATCCACCAGATTGTCTTTCTTGCTTGCATCATACAACACTTGTCTAACATGCACTTGCTTCTGAATCTCTTCAGGGAATTGCTTCCTATTCAACCCCCAAGACCCTTCTGTGTCAATCCCATAAATAGGCAATGGGCAAGTAAATGCTAAGTGTGTCTTGCCCACCTTGGCTCTTGAATACACAGCAATCTTTAAGCCAGAAACATGTTCTAACTCTGTTGATGGGCGAAAAACATCGCGTATGTTTCTCGGAACTCTACCCACCTCTACACTTTTCACCTTGTCAGCTAATCCCATAATCTCACCTGCAAGACCTCCATCGGAAGTCTTATAGAACCAGACAGAGTCGAACTGTCCTGGTTCTCTCGTAATGTCTTGCTCACTTGGGTAGACTCCCATCCATTTATTTATGCGGAGGAATACCGCGTATCGCAATGTAAGCTACTGGCTAGATATTCTGTTATTCTCTAGATCCCTCTCGGGCAATGGGCATGATCGGATTCGAACCGATGCACCTCTACAGGATCCCCTTTTGAGGGGGACGCATTTGGCCACTCTGCCACACACCCAAAAAATAATTATGAGTATAGGATGTCATCCAGAGACCTAACAGCCCCTGCAATCTTATCACTCTCGGGATTGCAAGCAAACCCATACACCGAAATGTTCTTCCGGACTTCCTTGGTCACCTTATCAACTGACTGGCCAGTCTTTCCAACCAGAATGATCTCATTACCAGCTCCGAGTGCCTCGCACTCAACATTCAGAGCCTCGTCAGCCGAGAAGCACATATACCCATCGGGGTATGAATCATCGGTCACCACAATCATATAGAAAGCCCCAGCTTCCCTAGCTGTAGTTACTGTCCCCTTGGTCACCACGGGCTTGTTCTTATCCATAGTAGCAACATCACCAAGCTGAACAGCTAAATCATCAACCTGAGCAACCTTGTTGACCAGTGTCCAATACTCAGCATCCTCAAGCATCCTTACATGCTTAACTCCAGGACTATTCTTCGGGATAGTAATATACCCCTTCTTACTGGTAGTACCAAATATCTGGTATTCATGTCCCATCTGGACATCGAAATTCCCAAAGGCACGTGCAAACTTACCATTCACAATAAAGAAGGCATCACGCTGAATAACCTCTCCGAGAGCCTTGCCCCACCGAGAGTTCTTCATCTTCTTGGTATCAGGGTCAATGAACTCCCTGTTGTCAGCCCAGACAGGAATAGGTGATCCATTCTTGTCAACCTTCTGGACGCCCTTATCGTCAGTCTCAAACACAACAGACCCATCGGCATCCACAACAACATACTTCTCATCTGCAGCCAGCTTGGGGTTCTGATCCCAGACCTCCTTGGCCTTCATCTTTGCAAAACTGTTACTGTCCTGCTTCTTCCCAAACCCAACACACACACCCTGAATAACCTCGATCTTACTCTTCGTCAGGGTATTAATAGCTGACTTGAGAGTATTCTCCACAAACTCAGGTGTTGCACTAGGATACTTCTTCTGGATTGCTTCAGTCAGCTGCTTTACTTTCGCCTCTGCGTTCGCAGTGGTCCAATCATTCTTCACAAGTGTTTCAACAAATGACATAGGTCACTTCATATTTATGATGGCTATAGTACCCATCACTGTAATGGTCGTCAATACTGTACCGGTTATACCCACCACAATTGGGGGTATTGTCCCACCAGAGAACCCGTACCATGCAACGTACATGAATATCACGCATAGTGCTGCACACGCACCAACCCATGTGCTTCTCATAGTACTCTAACCCCTAAAGCTTTGAATGGACGTTTCCAACACCTCCATGCATAATAGGTATTACCCTCCCATGTGATCTGACAAAGGATTCCTTTATCCACATACTTCATAAGGTAATACCTTGCACTTCTGATATCGATCTGAAACCTTTCAGCAACAGACGAGATAGTATGAGCCTCATCAACTGTCCAGTCCTGCATCACAAATAGTGCTATCTTCTCCGACAACACGTCTGTATAGAACGATGTCTCCGTCTTCTCTGACAAGAGTCACCTCCAACTCAGGATGGCTCTTCAGGTACATAAATAGTGCCGAGTAGACACTATCAAAATCTCGTCCTGTGTTCTCAACCTTCACCACACCTCGCGGAGCTCCGGCTTTAATAAAGCAGTCCACAATATCAGGAGACTTAGCTCTCTTTGGCATCTGAAGGTATGGTATGATTAATTTGCTGTCCATATAGTTCCACCTCCTTGGATATGGTTAGTCCACAACCCAAAAGAAGTTCGGGGGGAACAATCTCAACTGGTGGGATGATAAACATGATGTGTAGTGGGATGTGGTGGATTAGTGCTTGTGTCTTCAACTTTCGCTTAAGCTCAAACACACCACCCTCGACACAATGAACAAGCAATACCTGGGAATACTTCGCCCAGGGAATCTCTTGCTCACGAATGTCTTGATAATTACTCACCACCAACAACATTGTTAACACCCAACTCTAGTTGAGTGTCTACTCTGCTGCTGACTTTGCTTTGGCTTTCTTGACCCGAACCTTCGGGGGTTTCTCTGCTGCCGTCAGCACAATAACTGCACCAGTTGCCGTGTCTTTCTTGGTTTCATACATGGCACTGATGATGGTACTGAAATGGCCCTGGTCCAGCTTAACCTCTGGGTCAGACTCTGCAAGAATTTCCTTAACAGAATTCCGAAGGGTTGCCTGGGACAGTTCAACCACACCAGTTGCCTTGAATGCAGCAACAATTGACCGGACGGTATCGCGGATTGCGTTAGCTTTCTCGCCCTTTACGCCCTTTTCTACCTGCTTTGCCTGAATGCTGTTGTACAGCTTGATCAGATCTTCTGCGCTCGCCATAGTTCAAAACTCCTTTGCTTGCGTACACCTACATACAAGTAGGATCCGCAATATATATGGATCTTAATAGTATTTATATGTTTGGATTTGTTAAAGACCTTACGGTTCTTGAAGAATTGGAACACATAAGGTTGAGCCACACTCTCCATCTTCATCGATGGTAATGGTGTGTGATCGTCCTGGGTATTCTAACTGAACAATGTGACTCAGGAGATCGCACATGGCCTCACAGGAACCTGTATCCTGATCATTGACCTGCCTGAAGAAAGCATACATGAGCTTGTTCCGAACCATGTGGAATTCCAGTTCGCGGTCTATCTCATGTGCAACATCAAGTTCGACCCGGATGTTAAATGTGTGACGGTGCATGTGGGACAGGTAGCCAACCACAGGAGGAGCTGACGGGTAAGAGTGAAATCCAACAAACCCCCATGTCACCCAGATAGTTCTAACCATTAAGCACCTCATAGGTTACTGTAATGGTCCTCTTAAACCAACAGTGGCATTCATTGCACTCATGTCGGATTGGATTAGTTGCTGTCCGAACATCAACTGATTTGCACTTAGGACACTCAATTAACACACGCTCAATCATCGGCATCCCTATCATTACAGTTCTGATCATACCCATCACATTGCTTGCAATTGTAATCGCACATGCTAGTTAGGGCAGTACGATCATAGTATGCGTGTGAACACTTAGGTACATTAGTCTGGTCCGTCACGGTTCACCATCTCCCTAGCATCCTCGATAGGTATTAACTCATACTCATCCTTAATGAGCTCTACAAACTTGTCTTTCAATCTATCATCGAGTCCATCGAAAGCATCCTTAAGTAAGTAAACCTCATTAACCCCATCCAAAGCAAGCAAACTTGCTAGCACATCATCAGCTGTCGATTGTACATCCATCTTCCACCTCCCCATACACCTCTACGTACATAATAACCCCCTTGGAGTTATGGGAATTGATACTCAGGATAGTTCCATCATCCAACAGTATCCGTACTTCCCCATCTCCACCATCATCTGTCTCCAGATAAATGATATCATCGATGGCCCTACCTACAACTCTCGTGGGTAGATCTGGTTTCATCCAACCACCCTGCTGTACCGTCCTAACCAAGTAGTCCGGTCTGGTAAGGAAGCCACATCTTCAAACTCAGAGAAGTCAAAGTCCATCTCAGTAGGATCGGTAGCATCTTCCAAGCTCACACAAATCAACATTGTGCGTACCAACTGAATCCGTCTATACATAACCGAAATAGCACAGTCAGCCTTTGCGGCCTTCTCGGGAGCCAAATAGGGAACCAACAGAGCAATCTTATCAATCTGCTCTTCAAGCAAATCAATCTCATGCGTGGTAATATTCACTACTCCCAATACCGACCTAGTAGCCACCATAATCTGTCCAATCTGTTCTGATATCATTGCTGTCTCTCCGCCATCGTAACAAGCTTGTGAAGGTGATATTCAATCCGATTCAATGCATCCAGCATTTGCTGTTGAACATCATCTACCTGCACAACCCTCTTGGAGTCCTTGGATTTAATCCTCACTGGCTTATTGAAAGCCTCGCAGGTCCCGTTAATATCCACTTGCAATTCATACTCCTCACCAAGCTTACACTTCTTCACCTCAGAAGAATATGTCCCGTAAGGTGCTCGTGCTCGTGCTTTCTGAGCCTCATCACCCCGAATAGCTATGTAGTTCAAACACTCACCACAAATCCTAGTCATGGTATCACCAACACAACAAGTGCTCCAATAATACACAGAACAACTATGGGATTCGGTTCATGAACCGCCCACAGCAATCCAATACAGAGTACCAGGAAAGCAGTCATCTGCCCCAGCACCCAAACATCCTTCTTAACTGGTAGATACTTCTTCATAAATATCCCAGAGATCCAACACTACAAGCGTTCCATCGAGCTGTTTGATAGTAATACACATATCCCTATCATACTCCGACGTATCAACTACCACAGCACCTTTAAGTGATTCAGCATCCATTACTCATACCTCCCAGATCATTCATCATACTCACCACTCCTCATTCGGATACCACTCAGGGTCTACAACAAACATGTGGCAAAGAAACCTCTGATAGTTTTGCATCCTACAAGGTCCTTTTGTCCAATCATGTCCACACCAAGCATCGGGTGGTATCCAGCGTGTTCCAGAACTACTCATAGCATCAGAGCAATGATCACACAACACATTCACAGCTTCCTGAATATCCACCACATGTGCTCTAAAGCACCAATATGTCCTATACGAACACCAATCAGGTTCATCGTACATATCCTCAACGCTATGCCATCTCCCAAACAAATGTGGGGCAATACTATCCTCAGAACATTCCAACCAATATGCTTCCATTCTCCAATGGACCTCATTATACCCATAAGGGTCGTGTGGGTTAATCTGGCTCATAGATACACCTCAGAACATGTTATCTGTCCCACAGTCTGGACACCTACATCCAATAACGTAGGTCTCTGTTGCAGTAGTAGATCCCCAAGGGTGGTCTTGAGATTTTGTATAGACACTTTCACTATCCAAGTCATTAATATCATAGCAACATCCACACTTGGAGCAAATAACTCTATCAGGATCAATACTACACCTATCTGCCTTCTTGCAATCTGACTCACAATGGTCGCATCCGTCACATAAGCTTTCTGTCACGATCCCATCCTCCGTTTGATCTCGGCAAGCAGTTCATCGTTGGTAAACTGGTTGAGCGGCTTGGCAATTCCACATTGATATGTGATCGCACCCGTCTCTTTCTGGCAGGGACAGAACTGTTCGGGTCGACAGTGGTAGACGGTGATCATGGGGCACCTGCCTGCTGTTGCTGCACCTCATACCGGATGGATTTTACAATACATTTTTCGCACCGTCGATCATTGTGTTCATCTAATATCATGTGTAATCCCCTTGTTTATACCGAATCGGTCTCAATTCAACAACAGCATAATTTCTCTCCCGCGCAAGTTTTAACATTGAAGTTTTATTACCAGATGCTACCACGGAAAAGTTACCTTCTATATCATCCATGCATACAATATCTACGCCATTTTTTCCACAATAAAATGTCATTGCTGCGCCTCGCGGAGGGAGTCTGCCAGCCCTCTGATAGTACCAACAACACCGCGCCCCCGATTGGTATCCTCGAATCGGTTTTCGATGGCTGCAAGTAATGCATTTATCCCTTCCTCACGGGCTTTTGTGGCTATGGCGGCGTCGTGCTGTTCGGCAGAGCAATTGAATGTAGCATCAACTTCCCCAGAGCAACTACCCGTACAATAAGGATGGTCTGCACACGCGGTCTGTCCGCTAATCGGTGTGCATGTTTCCTCGTAATGACAACCAACGCACAAATGTGCCAATGTTGCGGATATTACTGTATGACTCGGAAATTGTCTACAAAGATTGGATGCGGGTTTGCCCTGTGGTGCCGGGGCGGGGCGGGGTTCCATGCAGGTGTCTGTTACCTTGTTGCAGGTCATAATATTGCATGGCAGCGCGGGGCGGGAACGGATGCCATTAGAGAACGGAGGATTATTTACATCGAATGGCGCTGTCTCGTCGTTCATATCTTCTTCCTCAACCATAATTGCCTCCCGTTATGTGGTCAACAAATGCATCATCTGCAATGCGATTTTGATATTCTTCTTCGCATGCCTCTTTTATTCCACAATGCAAGCACATGTGATGAGTAGGGCGGGGATTGCCGTAATCAACACACTTATTGACTTCCTGCTGTGGGTGCTGCGGGGTCATTGCTCTATCTCCTTTAGAATATTCATAATTGCTCTTTTCTTCCAGCACATGCCACCATATTCTCCTCGATATGCGCATCCGCTGGAATGGGTGCACTCGCTACATAGTATTACAGACAGTGCATTTGATATTTCAAGTATCGCTGTCATTGCTGCGCCCCGGTGCGGAGGGATTCTACTACTGTTTGCTTAAATCTTTTAAGCATTGTTTTTGGTTTCTGCCTTGCATCTGTTGGACACGATGAGATGCAACTATCAATCTTATCGTTAAGTTCTTTTACCATATCCTCGCGGGCTTGGGCGATGATAGCGGCGTCGTGCTGCGATACCCAATCTGAAAATGGGATTGCATCGGCTGGATCAAGGGCGGCAGGGGCTGGGATGGAACTGTGGGACGCACACCCTACATATCCGAACCATGATACGCAATATTTGTGAACATACATCGGAATGGGTTTTGATATGCCGCATTTTATTGGGTATTCCCTTGCATCACTTTTTTCTGCATGATTGCAAGTGTCACAAGATAAGACCTGCTGTGGCTGCGGGGTCATGGGGCTTCACCCGCTAGTTTCATCCGATCTACCTTGCCTTGTTCTCTACACTTCCTTGGAGTGGAATAACACTCGTCAGCATCAAGGCAAAATATACAAATCCCGGGCATCTTTCGAGATTCAAATCTGTCTATTGGACGTTTGTTTGTCATTGCTGCACCTCCCTTTGCTTCTTTGGACAGCAATTATACAAGTTCAAGTTATGACACGATTGCATGTGCGATTGTAATTCTTCACCTTGGTTGCAGAGTTTGCCCCACATGAAATTATCAATCTGGTTTTCACATTCTTCTTTCATCACTGTACCTCCTGCTTTACCTGATAGTATTCTTTCATCACCACATCATCTCTGGTTTTACCACAATCACTATATAACAACATGTTTAAGCACGATATCGCATGTGCTCTCCTATATGGTGTGCAACCTTCGCAGTGGCCAAGTTCCCTGTGAAAAGCACAGTTCACCTCTATCTTGTCTAGTTGCTCTTGCAGTTCTCTACCAGAAAATTGCAGAGATAAAAAGAAAGAGTCGCTCATGATACTTCACCCAGCTCACATTCGGTGTCCACCATTAAAGAACCACCATCAGGGTTTGTGCCAACCTCATAGTAAAGGGACCGTTCGCACTTGGTGCAGAACAGGTGGATTCCCACAATATCGTTGTCACCCGGCATCGGGTTGTGGTCGCGGGTGATATGACCCTTAACTCCCGTACACCCACAGTGACGGCACTTAATTTCTTCTTCCATGTACCCCATGAATCACACACTCCTACCCACAACTCTCAACAACCATCCCCACCACGATGTCTGTTTGGGTTGTAAAACCATCTCAATATCATTGATCTCATCAGTCAATTCTTGAATGCGTCGTCTACACCAATCTTGTGGTGGACACGATCTATGTGGATGATCTCGTGAGTAGGTTAACTGATTCTGTATACCAACGCGTTTATACACCAAGCTAGTACGTGTACTGTCTGGTAATTCCCGTGTCAGACACTGATCAATGTCAGCAAGCTCGTGTTCCAACTTCGTGTGATAGTTAGCTACCCAGTTATCATGCTCAACAACTTCTTCAAGGTCATCCATATATTGAAATAGCATGCGTTGCTTCTCTTTCATTACATCCAGCAACACATCATTACACGTCATAACAAGATCCCCATGATACCCATGTTAGTTCCGGTATCATCATCCTCATCCTCCATCTCTTCCATCTTCCGTTTGCGTTCTTGTTCCTTCAACACCATCTCGAACAAGTCAGGTTCATCCTTCATGCCTTATCAACCTCTCGGGAAATAACAATCCTTTCAACAATTCTCTATTAACCACATCTGCCCTACGTGTAGCCATCACCAGATCACCCGTAAACAATGCAGTGGTGAAACTACCCGAATGCTCGGGGATAGCTTCTCCCCACATGGCCCACTCACGTGCAGGTCCACTATCCGGATACTTCTGCACAAACAACCTAAACACCTCTGAACACATCACTACCACCCTCAATCAAATATCACAACGCTATCGCGGTTTCTATTCCGCTCTTCCTCATTAGCAGTGCACTCTGGGCACATTCCATCATCATTAAGTCTGTCCCCACAGATCTCGCACCATCTCCACTTGGCATGCCTGGAAGCATCCAAGGAACTTACATCAGTCTTTGCCACTACAAATTTAACAGCATTACTCCAAGCTCGTCCATACTCAATGAACAACGCATGTGCTAACCCATTCCTGGTTTCCACAATCACTGGATCACCAGGGTTCAACCCAGTAATACAGGTCCCAAAAGTATAATCCCTCTCAGGCGTCTCGGGAAACATCACCTTACAATACATCCGCTTAACCATTATCAACTACCCCGTCAGCACCGATCAATCTCATCACTATACACATGCAACTCACAGTCCACACGATGCTGCTTACAGTTCAATCCTCGTGATACACAGTACTCATCAAAGTCCATGTCGAAATCACAATCAATCTGTTTCTTGCACCACGCAATGAACACCTGTCTAATCTCTTCAGGATCATCAAGTGCAATCTCAAAAGGACTTGAGGTGGGAGTCTCTCCCTCCACATGCATCACAAACATGACAACCTTACTCATCAGTCCACCTCAACAAACTCTGCTTCTATGATCTGCTCATCGGGATGCTCTCTCCTCATCCAATCGATGAACCAAATATCCACGTTAGCTTCCACAAACTCATCAAACCTCTCCTGGACATCAACTCTGTCACCAGTAAGGTACACTGCAAGATTAACACCACAATCAACCAGCACACTGATCTTCATATCAAGTTACCTCCTCAGTCAGCACCTCTCCAACATCCACCAGAATGTCCTTCATGAGTTGAATGTCTGATGTATCCAGGTCAGCTCCACCTTCAACCTTGTCATTCATCAAGCTAGCAATTACACGAACCCCTTCGGTTCCATACTTCTGTTTTAAATCCTCAAGAGTCATCCAGCCCATAACAATCACACACTGCAATTACACACCTAGCTGCCACAAACAATTCACGGTGCTCTGGATCTTCATTCAGAAACGCAATAGCATCTGCTTTCTGCTTAAACGATCTGCACCTTAGATCTCCCCAGGCATTATACGATAACACCTTGAATGGCCACATCTTCATGAATGCCACCTCGAACTCCCCTTAAACCCAAGGATGGTGTGCAGCATCTCAATCTTCCTAACCGCCACAACATACTCCTGGCTTCCTTTCAACGAAGTATCCATATCACACTCCTCAAGGTACTCATACAACTCATCATACTCCTCAGCGGCTCTACTAGCCACATGAACAACCTTAACAAGTGCACTAGTCTCTTGTACTCGATAGTTCAGCAACTCCTCAATACATGTCAACCTAGTTCCCATATAGATCTCCCGAGGTTTCAGTAATCACAATAAGAGCACTCTTCTGACTTACACTCTCAACATTCACAATCAATCATCCTCCACGTAGTCAGGCCGGTCAGTCCCATCAATCCAATTGAAGGTCCAGCTATTCTGTGCACACAACTGCTGAAAGAACACCTGGTCAGCAGATGGTATCTCCACCCGTGCATCCATCATGGTACCACTTCCACCTTCACAACAGACCGAAGATCCAGATCTGTTCTACAACTTCCGGTGTCGATGTAAAAGAGTTCCTTCACGAGATCAACATCATCAACTTGATCGGGTGTCTCATCCATCAGTCCAGCAATCGCATATCTCAACCTCGGAATATCTCCACCAGGAACTTCCACCAGGAACTTCATGACTCATACACCGCCTGGTTCACATCAATAATCTGTGTGGCACTCTCCATCTGAGTTGATATAGGTGTCAACAACACCCTCACATTACAATTCGGACAATACCACCAGGTTCCATCAGTGTCGGCGGTATCCTCCAAGAACTGCCAGTTGCATCTCGGGCACCTATACACCGCAGTAGGCACCACAATCGCAACAACTGGATCAATTTGAACGTCGTCTCTCTCTGTCATTAGCAATCTCCCTCCTCAACACCATCCAAGTCGCAGATAGTTGTCTCTTCTCAACTCTCACTTGCAAGTCGAGTCTCTTCAGCTCACAATCAGTTGGAGCAGGCATTATGCCCGCCTCCCAAGAACAACACTGCACCAGTTCACAATCCCTTCAGCTTCCTTTGCAGCATCTTCAAGCTCCAGGTCATCCAAACATGAACTAACAGCTTGCATGTCCTGGAGAATGTCTCTCAACTGCCTAGCATGTCTACTCCGCATTATCAGCATCCTCCCAGGCAACTAGCAAGATGTTACCCTGCTCAAGTGTACACCCAGTTAACACCCGAGCATCTCTGAACCAAAAGGTTCCATATCTCGGAACATCATAAACTGTCGAATCAACCTTCTGGAGTTCCTTAACCTCAATCTCGAGAGCATCTCGCAACACAGAACTATCAAGACTGTGTAGATAGATGGTGGTGGGTTTAACACCATTTAGGGTCTCAAACATCATCACAGCATCAGTTACAACCTGCAAGACAGCCTTCCTCTTTGCCAGGTAAACATCCAGATTACTAAACAGATTGGTTCCCTTCGGAGCCTCAAACTCGAGCACTCCCTTGCACGAAATACCCTTCTGAACACTTGTCAGTTCCATATCATCACCTCTTATACTCCGACGGTACAAGTACATCATTCGATGCAATAACAGCACCGGTGCGCAGATCAGTCATCTGATAGTCAATCCCCTTCTTAATCAAGGCAGCTTCCCACCTAAAGATATCCCTGACATCAATAGTGAACTTCAACCCTGATGCAGGTATCAGCACCTCAATGAAGCTTAACGCTGCTCGTTCTCTAATAGCCTTATCCTGCATTGCCGCTATATCAAAAGTTGTCAAAACATCACGTCCTTAATCCCTTCATACCCAGTGGTAGGGTCTCCACAATACACTTCATCATAGACAAACCACATGTCAGGACCTGTATTCCGTCTCTGCTTGTTCATCCAATCAACCACTTGGTATTTACTCTTGCCGGTAATAACCTGCTTGGTTACACCAGCAAGCACTGCAACTTTAAGTACCTTTTCGGAAGTATCTGTGATTCCTACTCGAGTAATCTCATTCCTCAACATGGTAATTACATCATCACGAACTGTCATATCACCAACTCTCCAAATGTAATGAAGGACTTGGTTGCAAAGACACTCATGTCCACACACCTATCCTGTCCAGCACTATCAGATCTGGGAGCAACAAAGTTCCATCGGCGGATTAACGATGCCGTAATACCTGACACCACATAAATAGTATCCTCCCTAATAGGATCTGGCATATTCTTAAACTGAGGAACTCCCTCAAACCGCCCAATAGGTACACCATCAACAGCTATCAGTGCCTTAAAGGGTTGATTCACCCTGATCGCATACCTAGACCTAGGAAGTTCCATAACAACCATCCCAGCTGCATTTAAGACCCTTACGACATGTGGAGTCTTATTCTCCCATCTGATCCCTGTCATTGTTCTCAATGTCTCTCGCCCTCCTATGTGCTTTTGGGAGCCCTCCTTTAATGTTTGCTTTCATCTCGACGAAGTGCTCTCTACAAAACCATGCATCAAAAGGAATAAACTCAATCTTCCCTTCTGTCATATCTATAGCAGTTCCTTCAACACTCCCACCGATCTGGTGATCGCGTATTAGGCACCCACATACACAACAAAACGTTTCAGCAGGCCGATAATCCGATCTCATTATTGTTCTCCCCCATCCCTCCGGATAATATAACCCGCCACGATATCGTACCCCCAGTTCTTGAACTTCCACACTGGTATGTCTGGACACCCATATCCTGTCATTCGACGCGATACGATGTCCACACACTTTACCAGCACAACAACTTCAAGCTTAGGGTGGCATTGAATGAGGGCTCCGTAAGCCTCATTAATCATCCTTTGCACTTCAAGATCGGTAATAACCTTGTGTGGGATCCTATATCTCACCCGGTTGGGTAATGCTCCATATTCCAATCCACACCCGGTACAATAAGCAACCTTGTGGACCTTGTCACCATATGCCTCACGGATTACGTGCTGACACACAGGACAGGTCCCGAGAATCCGATTGTTCGGGTTGTCTCCATACATCTAGAGACCCCCCTAACTTACGCGCTGGTTGCCTTCTTTCCTTTTACCGCGTTGGGATCGTAGTCTGGATTCTTCTGGAAGTATGCACTGGTCCCGATGTTCACAATGACATACTTCTTGCCACTGGTACCTGCAGACCGTACGGACGAGTTCTGAATCCGCGTGTCAGCATCATCAGTCTTCTCGAGGTGATAGATAGCATCAACCATATCACGCACAGTAGCAACTGCAATTTCGTCCATGCCACCCTCGAACAGTCCATCGATGACTTCCCTGATCTGCCCTGCAGTCACGGTGGTGCGGGAAACCCGTGTGGTCTTCTCAACATCGAGCCGGTTGTACAGTGCAATGTAGTCAATCTGACCACCAGCTACATCATTCTGGTCGACATTCGATTCGTTGTTTGTTCCGTCTCCAATTTTCGCCATAGTTTCCATCTCCTTTATGGATACCCTGAGCCTTTCACTCACGTTGCCAGTAGGAACGTATCCTTGCTGGTTTCAACTGAAAAAAGGTTGTTATTCAGGTGCATGTATCAGCTTATCAATCGCATACTTCATACCCAACGCTTCAGTCCTGGTGGCAAACTTAAACACGATATACCCAGCACCTTGAACCTGCAATCGCCATGATGGAGTGTGGTCAGGTGGAAACAGGATAATAGATGCCACATCAGTAGGCCACATCTGGTTGATCCGACATCCATTATCGAACATCACCATACCATTATCAAGCAACTCAATGTTGTAGTTGTTTGGCGGTCTCACAGCACCCATAACCCCATATATAGCCACCTCAATCTCCTCCCTGGTCGGCTGCCGGATATTCATATTAGCAAGATCTCTCAAGATAGCTTGCTCAATCTCATCAACATCTGTAGTGTCAAACACATCACCACAAACATCTCCAACCTCATTGTAGACATACTGTCCAACCGCACAAATCACATCAGCTCGATCAATCATGGGGTTCACCCCTCAACGCTTGCAATGTCCCACATTCCCCACACTCCCACTCAGTGAACCTACCCCTCTCAAGCTCACCCGAGAGCAAAGTCATCACATGTCCACACTCACGGCACACAAATGTATGTGCTACACTGCTCTTCTTATACCTATCCATATGCATCGGTATGCACGACGCAGCTGCATATCCACACCCATGGCGAGGTGCTCTGAAAGCACATGGGTGATCTCCATCTTCCACTCCAAAGTAAATTGGACACATCTTAGTCATGATTCATCATCTCCTTAGGTACATCGTGATGCACCAAATCAACATCCATAGTGGCCAGCCAAGTCTGAACCACACTGCAATCCAGGGGTGTCCTGTGACCCTTGTTGTACTTGCCAATGGATCGTCCATTCCGCATTGTGCAGGACTTACTTGTTAGACACTTTGCACAAACCATTCTATCCACATCTGCAACATCCATAGCATCTCACCCCTGGTAGATTGGATCGTTGTGATCAATTTCTGCCGAGTCCCGATCCATTTGGTGTGGATCTTGACACTCATCTTCTTTACAACACCCCGCACACGGGCAGGTCGTTGCTGTTCCACACATATCTGATAGATCTGGGCGCGAATCAACCACAACTCCTTTAGCCAGGAGAAGCTGCTTTGCTATTTCCCAGCGCGCGCTGTTGACTCTCCTCCAGAGCCCATGGAGTCCAAGAAGCTTACACAGCTCATTGGCTTGCTCTGCAACCTCGGGGTGGTCTCTCTCACACCTTGCAAAGTTGTTTCCTGCATCTGTCTCCTGGCTTGATGTATAATCCAGTATAGTTACCATACATTATGCTCCCTGTATAACAGTGCTCGTTCGAAATTCAACTCATCCGTACACCCGTGAAGAATATCAATAATCTTGGAGATCTTAGCAAGTCTACTCTCAGCGACATTGCGCGGCATCTCTGCGATTGAATCCTCGAGATCAAACAAGGACCCATCGTACATGTAGGGTGTCATGTCAATAACCTCCACACCGGCAGAGTAGAACTCTGCTAGCACTTCATCCTGGTCGGGATTATCAAGCACAGTTACAACAATCCCAGATTCATACATGGATCCACTCTGCATAGCCTTCCGGATGCTCTTCAGCAATTCCTCATCGGACAGTTCAGCCCGAACATCAACAATCATCTTCATGGTCATCACCGGGTGATACGTGCTTCCACATACTTTCAATATCCTCAATACCACACTTAATCTTATCAAGCCTAACCTGTACATCATTGACAGCATCGGCTAACTTCTGTGAGTCAGCCTCGAAGGTCTCATAGTTGTTTGTCTGGATTTGATGTCTGAAGTCATCTGCTAGGTCCAGAATGACCTGGTTTGCTAGCTTACGTGCATACTGCATTGCTTTACCTCCGTGATTTGTTTTCATGTTCATTCTTCTCACACTTCTGTCTGAGTGGACAGTTTGCACATTCAGTCCGTGCACATTCAACAACTACTGGTCGCATTTACATCACTCCTAACGTGGTTCAAACTCCGAACCATAGTAGCAGTTCCCTCCAAACCAACAAAGGTTGTCTCTAAACATCTTGCAATGTGCAATCCAATCTCGCATCTCTTGTGGATCTCCACTGCAGCACAACCCCTTAGCTCTTCCAGACTTGTTCCACCTGGGATCTAGGTTACTGTGAACCTCCCAGGTACCCATCTTGGGTCCGAACATCATTGACCCTAAGCTCTCATCGTCATCAAAGGTACTCATCATCTCACACCAATACTGGTAGCTCCCCAAATCTCCACTGGGACGGCATACGCATCCTGGCAAACACGATTGACTTGATGGGTTTTCCAACTCCCAGAGCCACATCAATAACCCTGGTGGCTAACACAACTGCAGGGTCCTCACCCTTCGGAACAGCTATAGCTACACACCTGTGCGATTCTTTCATCGGAATGTACCGACCGTCACTATCATAGATAGGACCATGAAACGTGATAGTCCACTCCGCACCCTTGCGTCCGACATTGTTCATATGTTGTCTCATTGCAAGGTTGACCAATCTTGATCCGTCAAGTTCAGTATGCCTACCGTGTTGCTTCCCATCATACTTGTATATCTCTTCATACCCAATGGGTCCACACGGTAGGCACGTTCGGATATCAGCATCATCCAGATACCCCTTCCGCTCGTAGATTCTAACTGCTTTCCGTACTGCATTGCCAACGGGGGTTGGTAGACGCTTTGTCACATCTTTAGATCTAGTCATTTCACAACACCTAGCGAGATTCGGAGGATGGGTATCTTTCCTCTCTTAACAATGGTTGGTCGTATGGTAGTGTGTGCCAAACACTCGGGCACTTCATACACATCAACACTGGAAGGTCGATTCCACATCTCCTCTCTCTCACTAACAATCCAGTAGGTGGCTTCCTCTCTCATCTCTACAACTTTCGCTATCATAGCTTGCCAGACAGCTTCAGGAACAAAATCACTCGATCTGAACGGTGTCATGAACGGATGGATCTTATGCTTGTACTGCACGAGAATCACATTCGCAATATGTTCATTACTCGAACTCAAGTTCAGTCGCGTCGTACCCCTGAAAGTATCAGTCAGCCAATCACCATTGATCTGCTCCACAGCATACTCGATCCACTTCGAACTCCACTCTTTGGTCTTCTTAGGTCCTAGTGATCTTTGAGCTCTCTGAGCTCTTTGAGCATCTATCCGCTCATAAAGATCACGAAGTCTAGACCACTCGACCATACAGTCCTCCAAGTCTTTGTCTCATCTCATCACTTCAACTTATACAATATATATATAAACTTGGTCACATATATATGTTTGTGTTCGAGCAATTGAGGTCATTAGCTCCTGGAGAAAATGACGTCGACTATGGCCCTATAGCTGTTTTTTCAAGAGGAATGAGCTGAGAAGAGGTGGTGAGAGGCCAATGTGCCATGTGACCGACAAGGTTGTGCAACGTTGTAGATTTTTGAGTGACCTACATTGCTGGTTAGTGTATTCACACCTTCACTTCCTTAAAGCTCTTACAGGTTTGCGGGTTTACATGCCCCAATGGTCGCTCCAACCGGCCCTTTAACCCACCTCGATCGGTCGCGATAAAGCGCGCGGATCATCGCTCGGTCCGGCCGCGATAAAGCGCTTGCTCGCTCGCTCGCTCGCGCCTTCAAAATATCACCAAAGAACCATTAGCGTCAAAAAAAATTACTGACAATCAAGACCATCTGTAGCTTGGTGCCACATCCAGTCCTTCTTGTCTTCTGACTGCGTGTATCGAAAGCATGCATTCCACTCTTCCAACATCATAGCAGTCTCGATCATCATTGCAGTACGAACTTCCATTCGAAAGTCCCCTTATTTCTTGGGAACCTTCTTGCTCTTGGTAGCATCGTACTTGAACGTGTTCTTGCTGGCCTCAACCATACCAGGTGTGGCTTTCAGACTGTACTTGACAGTTGACCAGTTGACCTCAATGCGCTCTGCATTCGGGTCCTTCGCCTGCGCTTCTGCATTCAGACCAGCCTCAACCCATGCCCTGATAGATCCAACCGTATAGGATCCACCATCTGCCATGATCACCTTAGCGGCATCCCTGACGATGAAGGTCATGTCGGTTTTGTTCCTCGTCTTTACACTCACTTCAGCCTTAACGGCATTCCAGTCGATGGTCATGATTTCACTCCAATTTTACAAGCACACTATTTTTGTGCTCATGCTTAAGCACATATCTCCACATCCATACACACTCTTTGATATCATCGGTCGGCTTGCCCCGAGCTACATGGCAACGCGTCATCCCCAATCTATCAATCAACAGGTCATGGCATCCATCACATTTCACACCAATCATCCCCATCATTTTTCACTAATAAAAAATGAATAATCAAGTCCTCCACAACTGTTGATAGAACCTCTGGGCCAGTCTCTCGTTAGTAACCCGAGCATTCTTCTCAATTCTCAGAACCTCGGATAACCGGTTGGCCAGGCGTCTGACATCCTCACCATCCACCATCGATGCATCACCCACAATCTTCACCATGCGCTTATTAGCCTCATCTCGAAACGTTGTGCATCCAACCATGGACAACTTCCCGATCTCGACCTCAGCCGCAATTGCATCCCACTCTTCCATTCCACCAGCTCTTAAAGCCTTGATGATTTCATCTCTCTTCTTGCACATTCACATCACCTCAATGATATCAGGAAACTTCGTTCCTCTCGTTACCAGGTCAATCTGCATGCCAGCAATATCAGCCTTTAAGCCCCGTATCCTAGCTTCATAGTCAGCAATCTGTACCTTACAGTCCTCAATGGACTTCCTTAACTGTTCTTGCGTTGTCATTCATACCTCCTTTTTCACTAATAAAAAAGGATCACACCACGATAACCCTTCCATATTCAAGATCCGGTAGCAACTCCTTCCGTTTACAATCAGCATCGAAAGGATTTGTAGTCACAATAACATTACCTCGATAGTTAACATTAGCAAAGATAACAACTTTACCAAGATCAACCTCTGTCCATGAATCAGGAGTAATATCACTCATATTCATCATTCCATAATGAATGTACCATCATCAGTCAGCCTCCATTCCATCCTCAACAAAGTAACTCCGATCAGCGAGCTACCGACTAGGTCGGAAGCGAGCGTTAACATCCAGGATAGTAATACCTTCCATATTCTATTACCCATAACACCCACCCCATAAAAAAATTAATTTATATAATCATACCACCCCCACATCCACTTTCCCTCCTCCTTCCCATACCATATCCTATACATTCCAAAATCCAACTCCCCTTTAATCTCCCTTCCACCATCTTTCATCTTATTCAACATCTCAACAATCTCCTCCATACCCCTCTCAACATCCCCATCACTACAAAATCCTTCCACCTTTAACTCAAACATTCAAATCACCTCAAATCTTTTAAACAACATCCATTCATTAACTATACCAACAAACTCAATCTCCACCCACCTCCCACAATACTCTAATCTCACATCCCAATACATATATCCACATAAATTACCACATCTATCACCTTCCACATCATACCCAAACCATTCCCATATCACCACATCTTCAACCAATAATCCAAAACAATCCCACTCTTCTTTCTCAACCATCACTCCTCCACATACTTTACCCATAACTCCTTCAATCATTTAATCCACCACCCAATCTTCAACCCTCATAATCACATTTATCTCACCATTATCTCCTCTAATACTCTCCACAAACTTCCTTTCAACCACCTTATCTCCCAACCTCTCCTTAATCCTATACATATCCAACTCTACATTCATATACTTCTCCAAACTCTTTACAACCTCCCTTAACCTTATACTCCCCCTCCACTTAACAACCTTCATAATCATTAACTCAACCTCCCCATACTTCACCTTTCCAACCTTCCCACATTTCAACCTCTTCCTTCCAACATCAATAAAACTTCTCTTCTCACCATACACTTCATTCCCATTATCCATAATAACCATCTCAATCCTCCTCCACAACACTTACCTTAAATTCCATCCCATTATTCATCCCAACAAACTCAACAATCTCTTCAAAATTCTCACAAATCACACAATTCTCTCCATCTTCATCTTTCCACATAAACAACACATTAATCATCTACATCACACTCCTCTCAAATCCATCTTCATCAACAACCATACCCTTCATCCTCTTATACCCACAACTCATTATAACCACATCCTCCATCTCATCATCATCACAACATCTATACACTTCACCATCATCACCGATTACAATTCCCTTCATACCTACATTCCTCCATTACTTTTTTCAATAACAATAAAAAAATAATACTCACCCTTTAACTATCACATCACTCACACATATCAACTTTCTAACTCCAATCCTCTTCTCATCATATACCCATATAAATTCAACCTCCTCCCTAACATCATCTTCACTCACAACTCTCTTATCCTTCACAACAACTACATCTAACATCATCTCACATACCTCCATATTTTTTTCAATAAAATAAAAACAATCTATCACTCACATATAACCAATCTATACCATAAGAAAATCAACTTTACACATACTCACTTTTCTATATATATGGTGTCGGCACATCATTTGTCAAAAATTCAAAGTCGGTTGCACACCCATCCATGTCCCAAAAATTTTTTACCAGCGCCCCAAAAGCAGGAACACACCCATGACCACGTGTATTCAACCACCCCTTTATATAGAGGAACCGTTATACCGTCATCTTGAGGTTGGTTATGGAGGAAACAACTAGTGTATTGCCAGCTTGTCCGGTTTGCAAAGCGAAGGGGTTAGGTGCTGCCAAGATCAAGGATTGCCACCTTGGTAAGACGACCCCATACATCGTGGCTGTTGAGCTTGGGTGTACCTACGAAGAGGTTATGAGGCACATCAATGAGGGACATGAGTTGTCAGTTGATGCCAATGGGTGTATGCAGTCTACTGATGAGTTGCTTAACAAGCTCATGAAGAACATGAATACTCTCGATGAGTGGTCTAGTTATATTATTGAGACTGTTAACAAGCCATCTGATGTTGATCGTGCCAAGGTACAGATGATGGTGCAACTCACGCAGGAGATTAGGAAGACCATAGAGAGTATTGCTGTATTGCAAGGAAGAGTTGGCAATGGAGATGCTGCTATGCAGATTAATGCTCTTAATACTAGAGTTATTGATCTAACTAACACTGTTGTTGATAATTGCTGCTCGGATTGCAAGATGAAAATTCTCGCTGCTATGGAGAGACCCAAGGTTGTTCAGGAGGCACAATTCAGATGTCTGCCGGTCAGTTCAAAGTAACAGGAGGAGAAACCTTAGATGGGAAGGATTATGTCGAGTATATGAGGACTGTTATTAAAGGGAAGGCAGATCCTATTTGGTGGATGAAAACCTACCTTGGGGTTGAGTTTGATAATGGACACCAAGAACAGGAGAGGATCATTAGAGAGTTCTACAGACATAAGTATAATCCAGCCCTTACACCCTACAAGCAGATGCTTACTCTTGCTGGTATGAGGAGTGGTAAGACTGCAATGGACTCTATGATTGCTGTTTATGAGCTATTTGATGTGGTTAGTTTACCCAAGATCCCTTGGCAGTATTATAGGCTTATGAAGAATCAGTTGGTAACCATATCTGTGTTGTCGATTAGTAAGGATCAGAATGATGATGGCTTGTGGGGCAATATTCAGAACTTCTTGGCAGATTGTGAGTGGTTTAGTCAGTGGACAGACCTAATCATGAGGGCTGAATATGCAGATGTACCTTCCAAGAGTGTGGGGGTTAGGGTGCTATCAAGTTCATCATCTACTAACATTGGACGATCTAATAGGTTTGTAGCACTTGATGAGCTTGATTCGTTTGAAGCTAGTGAGGGTAAGCGCGGGTCCTGGAAGGTATATTCCAAGATGCTTAATAGTACACAGACATTTAGAGGTGATGGGAAGCTATGTGCTATTAGTTCTAGCAACGATGATCCAAACTCCATCATGAATACACTGATCAGACAGGCCAGGGAAAATGAAGTAAATGTGCCATATGAGAAGAGAACGGTGTACGCCACTGTTAAGCCCACGTGGGTTATGAATACAAATATCAGTCAGGCTGAACTGTTGGAGGAATATAAGGACAATATGGCTGCATATTATAGAGATTTCGCCTGTCAACCTGGGATGTACACGGGTATGGAGTTCCCTGATGGGGTTATTTTGACCCCCATGGAGAATGCATTGTATACCAAGACGTCTCCGGATGCTGGACTTCCACACGTTGTAGCAATTGATCCATCAGCAAAGAATGATGCATTTGGGATTTCTATGGCCCACAGGAAGCATAATCGGGTTACTGTAAATGGGGTTGATAGGTTTACCAAGACAGGTAAGGAGGTATTCATTAATGCAGAGGATATTGACAGGTATCTTGATGAGTTGTATTTGAATTTCAACGTAAGATGGCTTGTAACTGACACGTGGATGTACCCGAACTTGACCCAGAAGGCAGCAAAGAAGGGTATTCAGGTGCTCAAACACATTGTTTATAAGGAGGATTATGATAGAGTGAAGGGAATGTTGAAGGATGGATCGCTTCAAATTGTACATAATGATATCCTGAAGCGTGAGTTTTTGGGATTGAAGGTGATTAATGACAAGAAAGTTGACCATCCTACACAGGGATCGAAGGATATGGCAGACACCGTTGCGAATTGTGTATGGTGTTTAACTAGTGCAGAGCAGATGGCTATTAGGAAACCCAAGTTGTTTCTGGCTAAATCGTTTTAGAGGAGGATTATCATGGGAGTTATTGATTCGGTTAAGAGTGCAGCGAAGAAGTTGTTTGGATATGAAGTGTATAACACGGCACCATATGCCCGTACACAATCTACCCCTGCAGGTAATGCAACGGGTGGGAAGAGAACTACAGTCAAACTTGTTGAGTTTTTGCAGGACCTGACTAGGTTTGAGACCATGCAGGATGAAGAGATGCAGGAACAGCTCTTTATCTGGGATCCAGCTGTTGGTGGAGCCTTAGATCGGGAGAGTACACTGGTTGCACAGTGTTATAAGGGACCGATTTTGAAGGATACTGACAGTGTTACTAGCAAGCTTGAGAAGGATATGATTGCTAAGGCTAAGTTAGTATCTGATGCTATGAAGATGGCTGATCAGTTTGAGATGTATGGGGAGTTATTGCCACTATATGGTGATGTGTTTGCTGATTCACGAGATCCGATGACTTATAGGGTGTTACCTAATAGGATGATTACTTTGGTGGAACATCCCGACCAGATTGGGTGGTGTAAGGCTGGAGTGTTAATGACCGAACCTAACTACTTGGTGTTCAATGAAGGACTGCCTGGACAGTTTGTGTTGGGGCCTGGAGAGTTTATACATCTTAAGTATAAAGAGACACCGACCTTCTCAACTGACAGGAAGGGCCGTTGGACGTTTGGAATGTATTCTGTCTCACCTGTCCAGAGAGCTATCATATCTGTTTGGCAAATGAGACAGACGAGCATTATTGATATCCTTTATAGGTGGAAGATTATTCCCAGAGAAGTGCACACTATTAGTAGTGAACCGTTTGCACTTGATCAGTTTAGTGGTGCACAGGAGAGTAGACTTACTGATGCAATGACTGAAGCGAACACGTATATCAATGCATATAATAATTCAATTAAGGATCAAGCACCAGATCAGGGGTATACTGTGTTGGATACCATCAAGGTTGATATTCTTGAGCCCAAGTCGAATGTGTACATGAAGACCAATGAGTTGATTGATCAGTTGTCTGGAAATGTTTGGACTGCACTCAACATGCCCAAGAGTGTTGTGACTGGTGATGGAGCCGGGAGTTATGCTTCTGAGTTAGTTATTAGTAATTATGTGTCTGATAAAGCTATGCAGATTGCTATGAAGATTAAGCCCATCATGCTGGATAATTTGAGAGCAAGACTGTTAGCTATTAATCCAGCATATCCGGTTGAGAAGCTGGACCTGAAACTTGAGCTGTCAATGGCTGCCACAAGGCTTGAGACGTTCCGTGAGATGGCTATTATGGGGACCTTAAATTGCTTTACGCAGAGTGAGATCAGAGCCAGGCTGGGATATGAACCTCTGACTGAGCAACAGAAGGGGGAGATTGCTCAGGTTGATAAGCAGAAGGTGAATGCTCAGGTTGATAAGGCAAATGAGATTGCTGGTATTGCTAAGAATCCCGAGACAGCTCAATCGGCCAGCCAGCACAAGCAGGATGCCGGACAGCAATCTGTTACTAAAGCAGAATCTGATTGATGGTTGTATTTTAGTGAACACCCCCTTCATTTTTTAGTTGTGCAACATTATTTAAGATTCTGCATTGCATCTCTTTGTAGGGTTGTACAACTTGAGTGCACACCCTCGTCCCACACCTTTATATATAGGGTACGTCATAATAGTCCTCGGAGGTCCAAATGGTTAATACTGTAGAATGGCATTCACTTGGTGTAATGGCCGCTGAAGGTATGAGCCTCCGCGTAGGTGCTTTCAGAGCATCAGATGGTGAGGTTGTTGAATTTTCGTCAGATGTGTTAAAGAAGATCTTTAACAAGGTTAAGGATCCAGTACCAATGTACCTGACCCACAAGGATGCAGGGACAGATAAGGCACGTGTGGTGCTTGGTCATGCTGTGAAGTTGGGTCTTGAGGCAGATGGTGATAAGGTGCATTATAAGGCCCTTATGATGGATCCTGCTTTCAAGATGGTGTATGCCGAGGGGTATGATGATACATCAGCAGAGATTGATCCAATCCGGGATGACGCTGGTAACATCATTGATGGTACGCTGACTGGTATTGCTGTTGTACCTAACCCGGCAATAAGCGGAACAGAAATGGCTGTGTCCGCAATAGCTTTCAGCGATCCTGGAAGCTCCCAACAGGGAGGGATAAAATTGACAGGAAATAAACTTGAACGCATGCTCCTCGAGAGTGGTGTACCGACAGACAAGGTATCTGCACTTGTGGAGGGTATGGAGCTGCACTTTTCAAAGCACTTCGAGCAGGCAGGCCTGCAGAAGGAGTTTGAGAAGCTGAGTAAGGATCTTGAGTTTGCTAAGGCTGAAACCGAGCAGGTCAAGAAGGGCAAGGAAGAGGTTGAGAAGAAGTTTGAGGATCTTACCAAGGAGTATGAGACTCATCTCGGAACAACCGTTGATGCACTTATTGGGGAAGTTCGAACCATTGGGTTTGCTAACCCCGAGAAGGTTGTTGAAGGTCTTCCTGTCCAGCAGCAGATTGCCATGCTGAGTAGAATGAAGGAGAACATGATTACTGCAAAACCTGCAAGTACCCCGGCTGTGGGACTTGAAGCTGCTAAGCCAACAAGCACGGCACTCAAGACACTTGAAGAGAATCTTGCAGAACTTGGGTGCAATGATCTGTGGAATAAGACACACCCAGTAACTAAGGAGGCCTAAAGATGGCAGCACCTGAAGCAACAATTACGGAGTATGGGCTCGCAAATGGCACCCAGGCTATTACGAAGGTCATTTCGAATGCATTTAGCACACCTGGGTATGTTGTGAAAGTATCCACTACAGCTGGAACTTTCTCGGGAACATCGGCAATCACTGATGTGCCTGATGGGTATACAATTAAGAGTTGTATTCCAGCAACCGCACAGCTCATGGTGAATACTGTTGAAGGATCTGCACAGGCTAACCAGTCCATTGGGGTTCAGGCTATGATCCCTGGCCAGGAAGCTTATCTGCTCCTTGGAGCTACTGCTGCAGTTACGGCCGGTGACTTCATGGCAGCATCGGCTACCGCTGGAAAGATCATACCACGGTCAGCAGCTGCTGGAAATACAGATCTGGCCGCGGTTGTGTTTGCACGTGCTCTCGAATCCAAGCTTACCCAGGCTGGTGGGACCATTAGGGTGAGGTTCATTTCACCAATCTACCTGGCGACTACGGAGGTAGTGACATGAACAGTAAGTATTTCGCGACAGGTTATTCAGACCTGCCTATGGAGAAGAAGGATATTATTCGCGAACTCGTGTACACACAGGCTGATCTGCTCCTTCCTGCCAAGCAGGCAGTAGTTATGAAGCCTGTACCTGTTATCGACTTCAAGTATGATATTCCAAAGATCACCACAATCAGGTCAAGCAAGGTTTCAGAAGGGACCAGGTCTGACCGGAAGCACATGGAATTCTGGCAGCTGCCTGTGAGCCTGGAGAAGTATCAGACCACTGTGATGATCACTGATGAAGCTAAGGCTCGGCAGATGAGTGGGTACCAGACCAGCATGACTGTGGGTGCAGTTGCGAATGGGATGGCTCAGGATATTAATACCGAAATCTTTGCAGCACTCATTGCAGCTACCGGACAGGTAGCAACCGCATCTGCTAACTGGACTCTGTCTGCAGCATCGCCCGCAACTGATGTTGCAAGCATTCTTGGAAGCATCTTTGATAACACGAACATCATGGAAACTGATCTGGCAAACATTCAGATCTATGTTCCTGCCAAGGTTTGGAGTTACCTCAAGATGCCGAAGGATACCGGCCTGCTCTACATGACTGTCAAGGGATGGATGGAACAGCAGCAGCAGGTTACTATCCAGCCCACCAGGTATCTTGGTACTGCACCTCTCAATGGTGCCCTTGTTGTGCTTCCTGGCGAGCAGACTGCACACCACCTGACCTACAATGGGACGGATATCCCGACGGCAGAACAGCGCCGTGAGGAAGGTGTTGGGGATGAGTATGTTGTTACTCGGTACTACAAGACTGTAGTTATCCCTGATTCGGTCAATGGTACCACCACCAGCCGGCTTGGATGGATCTCAGGTATCTGCTAAGGAGGAGTTTACATGACTGTCAATCTATCCACATTACTTTTTAGAGTACGTGCGTCTGTTGCTGAGATTCCTGTGGCTACTATTGATGACCTGGCAATGTACCGGGAACTCGAGAAGGCTAACAAGTTTATTGAAGCTATTAAGCGTGCCGGTGTGGTAGATGCAGATCTGGAGATTCCGATTATCTGTCTGTCAGCTTATTATTCCCATGTGAACTATGGGTTGCTGAGTGCCAGACAGCTGGGAACGATAGATGAACTTACGATGCGTACCCAGATTGAGCGACAGGCGAACCTAAAGAGGATTGCTAAGGCTCAGATTAGCTTGATTAGTGATGTTGAGCTCACTGATGAGTTAACAATTGCAGATGAGAGGTATGCTAAGGTTGGAGCAATTGCTTTTGCGTTGTCCCCAACCGTGATGTCAGATTATAGGTGGTCCGTGTGACCATATCTGTGACTGATATCTATAACAAACTCTTGTTGTGGGGTTATGAAGCCAATCTTGAACCAGAATACCAGAAGGTTCCTGGGAAGATTGGTCTCACCTATGATATGGGTGCGTTCCCAGAAGATGTTGCGATGACTAGTTACGAGGTGACCCACAAGGTTATCTTGGATTGGACTGAGGCTCAACCAGATACTATCGCAACAACTGTTACGACACTCATGGGACATCTCGGAGTTGAGTATTCCATGCTGAACAGATTTAGGTTTGGAGATCCAAAGATCACTCGAGGTAACGGAACCATGTATAAGGTTGCGTTGGCTGTTTACTGGGTCGAGTGGGTAACGATTGACAGGTAAGGAGGAGGACATACATGGGAAGATATTTGAAGGCGTCAATCGGCGCTGAAACAACGTATGGCGAAACCATGCAAGATGCCGGTCAGTTCAAGCCTCTTAGGGTTAAGAGTATCTCTTATCCTGTAGATCGTGGACTGCTGCTTGAGGAGAACATTGAGAGCTACATCCCTGTGGCTGCGTATGGTGGTGCTCTGAAGGTTTCAGGATCCATTGAGGGTAATTTTAGACCTACACAGATGACACAACTCATTGCTAGTTGCTTTGGTGCGTCGTCTGCACTTGGTGCTGGAGACCCGATTGAGTCTGGAACTAAGTACAATCTTGGGATGCCAACAAGTATGCAGCTCAAGATTGGTGAGCAGACTGCCACTGGCGGGTCTTATGAGATGGAACTTGGATATAATGGTGTTGGCATCAAGACCATGAATCTGGGTGTGACTGCCAAGGAGTTTGTTACTGCCAAGTTTGATTGGTTTGCCAAGGTGTACACTGCTGCAAGCTCGTACACGGCACCAGTAGATAGTGATTATGTTGATGAAGATCCAGCTGTGTTCTACAATGCACTTATCCAGTTTGCAGGTGCTGCTACTGTGTATAATGTGCGTGGCATGAGCATCAACATTGATCGGAAAGTTGATGAGGATAGGTATGTGGTTGGGGATTATACCATCCAGGAGCTTGGGATTAATGGACTTACAGATATCTCTGGGGACATTACGTTTACGGAGAAGGAGTATGCTATGTTCCGGGCTGCACTGTTTGGTGCCACAGGGTCCACTACATTAGCAACTACAAACCCAATCTATGCGCCTGAGTTCTTGATTAAGTTCACCGACCAGGCTGAGGTTGATGTGGCGTACATCAAGTTTGGTGCCATCAACTTCGGTAGTACTGACACTACCATGAATGGACAGGCTGTGATTGAGAAGAAGATTAACTTTAAGGCTACTGGGTCCAGCACAAGCTTTGAACTTGGTATTGCCTCATAATCATTTTTTGGATGATTGACATGACTGTTGAAACGGAAGGTAAGGTAGGTGCTCCGGGAGCATCAGTATTGCAGATTGAAACTATCAATGGTATCTATGAGGTCAAGAGACCCGGTGGACGTCTCGGTGCGAAGTCCATGATGATCTTGGCTAAGATGTCATCCATTGATGGCGTTAAGCAGGTTCCTGCTCTCCTTGATGATGGGACATATGAGGGCAATGAGGATCCCAAGCTGGTTGGTAGGATTATAGCTGAGAATAATAGATTGGCTATGAAGGCTATGGGTGAGGTCTTTGAAGAGTGGGCCCCAATAGTCCTTCCACAGGTTGTGATGAGTGGACCGTATAAGTATGATGATATGCCTGGGGAGGATCAGCTTGCTCTGTTTATGGCTCTGTCCCAGGAGACTAAGGTTGGCGACGAGTTCTTTCGAGTCTTGTCACCCAATCCTACTAAATGATTTGGGGTTTGTTGCATACACAACAGGTCAGAGGCCTTCCGCACTTATAGGGTGGGATAATCCATCCGAGTGGGAGGCCAGACTAAGGTTTGATACACGGGTTATGGACAGAGCTGTGCCGCTCATACAGAAATTGCAAGGTCTTGGAGGTGGGTCAAATGTGGGACAAGGATGATGATGTTAGTGGAACGGGATGGGGGACTAACAATCCACAGCAGCCAAGGAATGTTGGACCTACAGTGAGTAGATCTGCTGAGGGTCTTCAGAAACAGAGGGATGCTGCCCGCAAGAGAGCTGAAGCGGTTAAGGCACTTGCTGATGCTGAAGCTAAGGTGTTAGAGCAGTGTGAGCACCTCCAAGATATTGTTGAAGATCAGGCTGCAGTGGAAGCTAAGCATGCTGATGCTGAGGCCAAGTTAAATAAGCAGCGAGAGAAGGTCAAGGTTCAGTATATTGAGGGCATGAAGACTGATATTCCTGGGCGAGCTCCTGGGAAGAAGAAGTCTTATATCGAGATGACTAAGGCTATTCGAACTGAAATTGATATGCAGAAGAAACTTGAGACTGAGGTTAAAACTCTCAGTGTTCAGGGTGCTAAGCTTAGTGTTACTTCTAAGAGTCCTGCATTGAGATCATGGGGACAAGCTAACCGTGACATTGCTGATGTGATGGGCAAGGAGTTTGGACCTGAATATGAGAAGGCTTGGAAGAACTTCACTAAGGATCGATCTGGTATTCAGCTTGAGTCAATGGTGAAGAGACGAAGTGAGATTATTGCCAAGTTCCGCGGGAGCATGTTGCCTGAGGGACAGAGAGAGAATCCAACCAAGATGCACATTGAACAGTTTAAAGCTGTCAATGAAGCCTTGAAGGATATGGCATATGGGTCGGCTGCAGGACCTAGTAAGGGGGTTCCAGCAGTTCCTAAGAATGTTATGAAGGTATATGCCCAGAAGATGATGCCCTGGGTTGCTGAGGGACCTTATAAGATGAAGAAGGGTGCCGTTTCGAGTGATGCCGTGTCGAAGGGATTGAAGGGTGTTATTCCGTTTGGGGGAGCGTCAGGTGGTGGTAATATTCCACAACCCTCATATAGTGCTGGTACTGAGCCTTCGCCGGGTGCATATCCTGCTAATTTTCCAGTGTGGCACAAGCTTCAGGGGCTTGCCAATATTAAAGCTAGTCGTGTTGCTGATGGGATTGCACAGATGGAAACCATTCTGCCCACAGCTATTAGCAATGCAATGAAGAGCATGACCAGAAGGAATCTCAAGAGGTCCTTTAAGGGTGATGTGTACGGTGGTGTTAACACCACTGGGTTGCCACTCGATCTGGTTAGACAGGGGGCTGGTCCGACCAACGTTGATTGGGCAGCTATGGGGTCGGGTGCTGGGGTTGGTCCTGGGTTAACGCGAGCACAGCGGGATGTCTTGGATGTTGAGAAGGGTATTAAGGAAGACCGGATGGGAGAAAAGAAGACCCATGACTTCTCGAAGTGGGGGACCATAAAGTCTAGTGTGAGTGCTAACCTATCCAACATGATGCAGCAGCATGCTGCTAATATTGTTGTGGATGCTACCCAGAAGATTAAGCCACTCATGACAGCTGAGAATGTTAATGTGCCACCTGTGTTTGAGGAGCCCGAGTTCCTCAATGCCATGATGAATAAGGCACTTGGTGGGACTCGATCACCTGTTGCTCAGATGGGTGCTATAGCAGCAAAGGCTGCTACGGTTATGGCTGCTCCTAATACATCACTCGCTGCTCAGTTTATGGGATCGAAGGGTGGGAATGCTTACGAGTCGTTTATGAAAACCCAGCAACAGGGTCCGCCTAACCTTGCTGGACCATCTTATCTTGGTAGGTCAGATGTTGAGGGGTCCATTGGGTTTAGGAAGACTGATTGGCAAGGAAATGTATTTACCAACAAGTTGGCTTATCAAGCTGCCCAACAGGCTGCTATTAATTTAGCCATGGGGAAGCAAGCAACTAAGCTTCAGGAGATTGCTGGGATTGATGAGGTGGCTGCCGATGCTCTGAGAGAGACTATCTCTAACATGCTGCCCCCAACTGTCAAGATGAAGAATTTCCTCAAGACATTCAAGGGTATTCATGCTACGGAGGATCAGCTTCTTAAGGCTGCTCAGGAGATTCAGGATAAGTGGGTAAGTGCACAACCCAAAGAGGTTCAGAATATCATTAAGGGCATGCAGAATGAACTTCCTACACCTGAAGAGATGGTTGGGAAAGATTGGTTTGTTAGGTATGCAGCAGATAATCAGGAGGATATTGAGAAGGCCCAACAGATGCTGCAAGCTGCTCCTGGGTTTTCGGAGTTAACTACTGGTAATCTTCAAGAAGCCGGTGCAATGCCTGGTACTGGTGTAAAGAGAACTGTGTTTGCCAAAGGGCGGGTTGGATCTGTTGAGGATGCTCAGAAGATTCTTGATGTTCAGCAACAGATTACTGGACTGCAGAGCACTGATGCTGATAAGACTAGTTTGTTACTTAGTGAGCGGAAAGCGTCGATTGGCGTCCGGATGTTAGAGACAGGTCGGTACCTCAAGAGGGTTAATAAGGAACTTGTGCAGTCCCAGATGGCCATGTTGGGTGTCTACTTCAGCATGATGTCTGTGACTAATATGCTCGGACAGGCATGGGGGAAGGTTGCTGCCCAGGTTGGTAATCTTGAGAACATGTTTAAGGGCATTGGGGAGGCCCTTGCATTTGGGAGGAAGGGTACTAAGAGTTATGACCTTGTTAAGGGGATGTTGAAGGATACTAAGGGGTTGGTGGGAGCTTGGAAGAATTACACTGGTGTGATGGGGCTGTTTAGCTCTATGATGACAGCCATTGCTTACAAGCTGTTTACTGATGTGAGATTGGTTGATAAGATCTATGAGATTATTGACAAGCTTGCTGAGATTCTGATGGATCCTGCATTTATGGAGAATCTAATTACCTTGTTTAAGAACCTGGTTAACGCACTCCCCGATGTTGTTAGTGGTCTTGGGTTACTGGTGGGGTTGTTTGCAAAGCTCACTTCTATTCCCGGAATGGACAAATTCATTGGGTTTATGGTTGGTATTGGACTAGCAGCTGCTGTGGCGATGCCTGTGCTTGCTGTCTTTGGGAGTGCCGTGCAAGGGTTGTCAGTGGCTTTCAAGGGCATTGGGATGTTCCTGGAATCTGCTGGTGGACTTAAGTTGTGGCGACTTCTCACAGGTAAAGCGGCCGGTGGACAGACCACATTAGCAAGTTTTGGAATATCCACTGGAACTACAACTGCCATAACAGAATTTGTTACTGGCATTGGTGCTGCGGGTGGTGCGGCAATTATAGCTGCAATTGTGTTAGCTCTGGATGCTTGGATATATGATGTTGGTGGGTTCCGAACCTGTATACTTAAGATGTTCGAGGATGCTAGTACAAATGTATCAACATTTGCTACAGAAGCTAGTGAGTTAATCAAGAACATCTTTGGTGGGATTGTACTTACAAACGAGACATTTGCAATGATATGGGATGGGATCCTTACTGGTAACCAGGATCAAGCAAAAGAGTCGGGTAACAAGCTCGCACAAGCAATTGCAGATGGTGTTCAAGCAGGGATCGCAGGATCTGTTGACCCAAAGACTGGTAAGCGAACTGGTGGAATTGCAGAAGCAATTGCTACCATGATTACTGGAGATTCAGCAGCGTTTGATTGGCAGAAAGCGATGGGTAGTGTTGCGGCTCATATACTCATCGGAGTTGGAAGTGCAGTTTTGGCAGCACTTACAGCTACAGGTGCTATACTGCAAGGAATTGCAGATGGTATTGCATATGGATTGGAAGATGCAGATTGGTCCAAGTTAGATGCAGTTGGAGCCAAGATAGGGTTTGCAATACTTAACAGGGTAAAGAAAATAATTCCTGGCTGGTCGGTTGCAGAGGGATTCATGGAAACAACCATGGATTATCACAACCAAGCACAACCACGGGCATTGGGTGGGTCTGTGTTTGCTAATCAGGCCTACCTAGTTGGTGAGAATGGACCTGAGTTGTTTGTACCTGGAGTGTCTGGTGGGGTTGTTCCCAATGGACAGATTACAGGTGGTGGAGGTGGAGATATCTATGTTACTAATAATGTTGGGGCGGTTAACTCTGTAGCTAACCTGAGGGAGGTTCTTGATGCCATGAACATGTCTGCCAAGTACTCTTACGGGGGTTGAATATGCCTACGCAGATTTGGAGACTGGTGAAGATTGAGGATGGCCAGTGGCAACAGCCTGATAATTATATTGCGAGTGTGAACCTCAAGAAGCTCCAGCATACCCGGAAGGGTGGAATGATCCAACAGGCCATTCCACAAGAGGTTCATCTGGTAATCCCAATGGGTGTGGAGCCGAGAGAGTACTCAGTGAGTTTTGAGTGGGATGAGTATGACCAGTGTGGGAGTAGTATGTTCACCAATTTTGGGAACACTCTCAAGCAGTGGGACTGCTCCTCACTATACTATCTTAACATGAGAGACACATCAGGGTTTCATGATGTAGAACCTGACGATCAGTATGTGATTGCTAAGTCTATTGAGATATCAAGAGTACCACCTGGGTTGTCAAAGAGTCAAGTGGTAGATTCAGTAGGTCGGTTGTATAAGCGTTGGGAGGTAACAATGAACCTCCTTACTGCTCCCACTCCTTCCATGCTGATGGCTCCTGCGTTCGAACTACCTGTACTGTATGGCCTGCCAACCCTTAGGACAGATGGGTTCATAGGACTTAGGATGGAGAATATCGACGATCCTACCGAGTACTTTGATCGACCTCTTACGAAGATCGCCTTGAAATACACCACCAGTCCTCCATCCTTCGCAATACCTAATGAGGTTCCGGTGATGATCCTTCCACCCCTTGGGACTATCGGACCGATTATTGATATTGAGTTCTGGCTCAATAGTAATGAGGATTATGATAGAGTTAAGAGGTGGGCTACAGGAGTTGATGGAGATACTGTATTAAAATGCACTAAGACATCATACGAAGAGGTTGATGATGATGAGGGTGATACTATTGAGGTTAAGAACTCCAAGTGGATTATCGCACAAATGCAGGTGGTACGAGGGTTAGGATCGGGTGGTGCATATGATCCAGTTACTGATGTGGGCAGGGTAGATCGGAAGGTTACAATGAGTTTAATCAGGTATTGGAAGTGGGAGCTGATGGTATGACGAAGACAGTTTGGAAACTCAATGTGGATGGAACCAGATATCCTGCCATTGATGGTACTGAGTCGGTGTCCTGTGAGCTTAGTAGACTTAATGTGGGTAAGATAACCTGCTCAGCAGCTACAGCTTATGAAGTGGGTACTGCTGTTCTGATTGAGGAGTGGGATGGATCGACATATCGGACATTGCTTGATGGGTATATTAAGAAGTATACTTTGGTGAGCAAACCCAGGAAGATCTTTGGGGAGAATAGAGGGACGCAATACATTTGTAAGTATGAGGTAGCTGAGAGAGCTGTTGAACTTGAGCAATATAGGGTTAATGATGGAAGTTCGAGCATTGTGAGCATTCCTGCTGGAACCATGAAGGAGGTGCTTACTGCAGTGTTGGATGGTAGTGGTTGGACACTTGATCCTGCCTGTCCAACTGGTGCTACACTGCCCGCCATGCAGTTCAGGTGGACTACTATCATGTCTGCCCTCCAGAAGGTTGCTGTTGAGATGGGAGCTCCTGCTGGAACGCCACACTATTGGTTGTGGTTTGAAACTACAGTTGGAGTTGCTGGTGGAGTTGTGTATGTTGGAACGCAGCGCAATGACATGACTGCAGAGGATTATGATTCTAATAGATACTATCAGTATGAGGAGTATAAGGATAATAACAAGAAGCGGGTTGATGCTGTTACTGTGCTGGGCTTTAACAATGAGGTTGATGGAACCTATCCAACTGGGGTGATGGTAGGGAATATTGCGGTGTATTCCTACACTGCAGCAACCACGAGTGCTGAGTGTGAGATCCTGGCTACAAATTTGTACAATGATTACCTGAAGGATCCTGAAAGACGAATCCAGTTCAAGGTAACCCCACAGAATATGCTGGTTGGTTCATCATACATTCAGGAAGGTGACCTGATAAGTGTTGATGGGGAGAGTTGGGTAATTGTTGATGTGTTTTACACCCCATCGGTCATCCAGATTGGAGTTAATGCAGGCGAGGGTGGTGTATTTGGTGGGCTAGGGAACAGTCTTACTGTAGTATCTGGATCTATATCAACATCTACGGAGCAGGGATGGGATGGTGGCTGGCAGAATGTTGCGGGAGATAACACAACAATTACCCAGTTCACCATGACCGTGTTGGACAAGAATAAAATCGATGGGGTTGTGCCACTGACTGTGAAGTTGGGTGCATACCGAACCTACTCACAACAGAGTGCTGTTGTTGTAGCGAATAGTTATCTCAGTACTGTTGATCCGATCAGTGGGAAAGTTGCTTATACTAACATAGATGCGGTTGGTGCACATAGTTTACAGTACTTTCCATATGATGGAACATATAGAGCAATATCATCACCACTCCTTCCAGTAGGGTGTCAGTTTGCTGTGCTAACGTTCGCAGCAACATTACGAAGGCAGGATGGAAGTGGTGTTCTATACTCACAGGCATATATCCAATATGCATATACATATACCTCTACCCCACCTGTTGGAGGTTGGTCATATGTGTTGGCGGGTGGAGCTGGAATTTATTATGAGTATGCACTCCCAGAACAATTGTCCGGGATAGTTGTCTGTGATGAGAGTATATCCACACGTGATGGGTTATTACCTACTACTATTGATGGAACTGGGCATATTACAACCTATCACTATCAAAGACGATATCCATCATCAACTACCAGTGGCAATTGGAGTACAAATTCAATAGATGCAGTTACACCGATGTCAATTACTTGTATAATTCCAGGAACAGCAGCTGCTGGTCAATACTTGCACGTGAGAGTGTACTTCTATAATGCTAGTGTAGCTACGCAATATGTGTACAGAAACACGGCAGCTCTTCAGTGCATGCCGAGACATACACATGATTGGACTCAAACCGGGCAGGCAGCAAATACAGTTAAGGCTGTTCAGGTAGATACTGTTGAGGATCTGGTAACTACACCCACGTTCATCTACTATCGGGTTAATGGTGGAGCCTGGACATATCTATCATGTCCTGCTGGAAGTGACTATGTTGGAGTTGTTGCTGATATTGTGGGACTACTAGTTTCAGGAATTAACACCATTGAGTTCAGGCACACTACAACTGCATGTACTGTGAGACCTACCGCGACCTATAAGCAATTTGGATCCTGAGGTGGAGTATGGTATCCAAGTTGTTTAACAGGAGTTTGTTCAACCGACCGAGTAAGCCAGAGGGGCGTATCCAAAAGCAAATGCAGTTTCGGATATTGCCTAATCGACCTTCCACTAGGTTGTTTAATAGGTCATACTTTAACAGACCACCTGAAGTGTCTACTGTAAAGACAATTACTGCTCCATTGACCTTTATGGTTAGGAGTGTGCCAGCTGCAATTGAGAAGGCACTTACCTATGGTATTAATGTAGGGGCAACACTGCAGGTAGATTTGCAGTACTTTGTTCAAACCAGCACGACCATCCAGAAGACACTTGGGTTTGAGATTCAGTCTGAGGTGGCATTAACAAAGTTACTTAAGTTTACCGTTAAGACACTCGAGCATAGTGTTACTGATCTTCTGGACTATAACATTAAGACAGTCCACCCAATAACTGCATCACTTGAGTATGCAATTGTGAGTACACATTCAACCACATCGAGTGTAAGGAGGTTTAATAGGAGTTTGTTCAATAGACCAGTTGTGGCAAATGGATTGCAGTTGATTCAGAAGAACCTACAAGTGTATGTGCGGGCAACACCAGCTGCGATTGAGCAGGTCTGCCAGTATTGTGTTAAGATGGGTGTGGTGGTTCAGAAGGATCTTGAGTTTGTTGTTCAGGCAGGTGCTAGGATAGATGCACCACTTGAGTTTGCAGTTAAGACCTCCCCGAGTGTGCTGGCTGATATGGTGTACACCATTGTGGTTGGGACTACTGATATCACTAAGCAATTGGAGTTTGGAGTTGTAACATCCACAGATGTGAACAAGCTCCTAACCTATACCGTGCAGAGTTCAATATCCATCACTGCAGAGTTGACATACCAGATTACTGCGATGACTCTGATACATGAACCTGAGTTATGGAAACAAACAGTTGATGTTGTAAGTCCTGGAGTGGTTGATGATTATCCATGCAGTGTTGTGGTACCATATGATTCAACCATGTTGGCAGACTTTGCAGATGTGAGGTTTGGTGATGATTATACTGGTGCAATGTATGCTGCGAGCAGAGTGACGTACACACCGAGTACTACAGCGACATTTTGCGTAGCAGTTCCTGTGGCTGGACAGACATCATTTACCATGTATTATGGCAACCAGAGGTTGGTAGAACAGGGTGTGGTTGTAGATCCTACGGGTGCTGTAGATGGAGTACCTGACGGAGTGGCTGAGGTTAATTATACCTTCCTGTGGAGGTATAGAGAGAGATCATCCGGAGGTGTGTGATTATGAAATGATCCACACCTTTGAAATGTTATTTAAGTAGGAAGAATAAATATATTTATGGGAGAAGATTATTATGGCAGCAACAGTAACAATGTCTGAGTCTAATGGTGTTGGGGAAGATATAACCACCTCAATCACCAACAGTAACATGGGGTCGACTGATGCAGTTAACCTTGCAGCGGTAACGTATCCGATCACAGCAGGAACTAACAGCTTTGAGAAGTTCCAGAGGTTTAGGTGTTCAGCGGATGGAGGATCATCTGCATTGTTGAATTGGAAGGTGTGGGCAAGTGCTGGACTGTCGGCAAATTGTAGCTTGAAGACTAATGCACGGGAGTCAGACTATGGCGGTGCGACTGCTTATGTGCAACCTTCAGCGACTGATCGGTCAGCCACTTATGGGTATACTCAAGCTATGCCTACAAGTGAACCAACGGGTAGCAATTTGGGGTATGGTGGGACACTTGGTGCATCAATGGATATCACTGGTGAGTTACCGAAGTATTCGGACTATCTGGTTATGCAAATCCAGACAACCATTGCAGCTACAGCTGGTACAACCGTAACCATGAATTACCAGTATGATGAGGTGGCGTAATGGAACAGGTGTATACACCCATTGGACAGCCCGATGTGCAGGTTGGAAGGGAGCCTTGGGGATGGGAAGCTCACTATGAGGATGGGAGTGTTCTTAAGCAGTTTGCTGATGATGGAGTCTTCCATAGGATTAGGGAGGTTACTTATCCTGGGCTGGTTGAGTTCAGAATGGTATCTGGTGACCGGGTTTATAAAATTCCATATCAGCCTGGTACCGAACTAGTACACTTCTATCGGAATACGGTGTTTAATGTAGGTACTGTTCGGGAGGAGAGAGTGAGGTTGTATTGCTTTGGATACAAGATGGGATCCACAAGCTATGTTCAGGCCATCCACCCAGATGGATCTGTGGCGCCTGTTACTTGAGGTGATTTGAATGTTAACAAGTTATGAAGGATTTGTGAATTCACCAGCTACCACATTGTCGTCTGGCATTAGTGATTCTGATGTGGATATTCCAGTAACAGAGACTGGATGCGTTGCTGCAACAGGTGCAAACCAGGCAACCATTGGTACCGGTGAGGATGCTGAAACAATTTTGTTTGAGTATAAGACTACTTCTTCGGGTGCAGGTACCTTAATGAACTGTACCAGAGGGTTTAATGCAACTGGTGTGTATGGTGTTGCGAAGGCTTGGGATTCAGGTACAGCCATTGCGAGACAGTTTACTGAATATGACCTGAGAGCCGCGACAGCTAATGTGGCTGAGTTGAATACCCTGAAGGCACCCATAGCTGATCCGACGTTTACTGGAACTGCAACGATCCCGACGCTCGATACCGGCGTTGCGGCAGCTGGCGTAACCCTTGCAGGCACAACGCTTGCGGCTGACGGGACGGATGAGAATATCGATATCACAATCACCCCGAAAGGCACGGGCAGTGTAGTGGTTTCCAAAGCCGATATCAACGGAGGGGCGGTTGACGGGGCAACTATCGGAGCTGCATCAGCCAGCACGGCAGTAGTTACTACGCTCAAGGTCACCACCGACGCGGCGGCCGGCAAAGTGCTGGTATCGGACGCTGACGGGGACCTGGTCTATACGCTGGCTACCCGGACGCTGGTCTTGTCCGCGGCTGGCGGGTATCCTGCAACCACTCTGCCAGACGCCGGGTTTCTCACGGTAGAATGTGCAACAAATAAAGTTGACTATTGTGGGACAAAGTTCGCCCATTCCGCAGACGCGCTCTCGTATCATGTCTGGGCGTTCCCGATGCCGGAAAACTACGACGGCAGCACGATGACTGCGGAGTTCTATTGGACGACCAACACGGCTGAGGCGTCCGGAGACGTCCGGTGGCTAATCCAGATGTTGATCCGGGGCAACGATGACCCAATTGATGCCGCGTGGGGTACCGCTGTGGGCGTGACTGATACCGTGTTGGCAGTCAACGATCTGCATATCTCTGCTACCAGCGGCGCAATCACTCCGGCAGGCACACCTGCGGGCGGCAAGAAACTGTTTGTCCGTGTTGCCCGGGACTTTGAGAACGGCGACACCTCGACCGCAGACGCGATACTGCTTGATGTGTACCTGCATTATGGGACTGACCACTATTCGGACGTGTGAAAATGACTGTCACAGAATATGCGTATGGCACAGCAACCGATAATAGCCACTGGGTCGGATACCCATTCTCCAACTGTTTTGACAACAACGAGGTGACATATTTCAACCAAGACCCGGCTCCGAACCCGTGGATTGGGACGATGGATTACGGATCGGGTGTCTCCCATATAATCAACCTCTACACAATTCAGGGATATTCGACCTTCACTCCGTCGGAGTGGTCGGTCTACGGATCGAACAATGGATCATCGTGGGATCTCCTCGACTCAAGATCGGGGGAATCATTCACCCCGTCGGAAATCAAGACCTACCGTTTTGAAAATACTACGGCGTATCGATATTACAAATTCGTGTTCACGGGCGGCGAAAACAAAGCCATAATAGAAGTCGAGCTGAAATACGACGACGCCCCGCCAACCCCGGCGGTTGGCGGCGTGTCAATGGGCAGTGCAAATGCAATGATGGTTGGGATGTGATTGAGATGACCGAGACAAAAACACTGGATGAAAAACTGGCACAGGTTGTGTATTCGGAGGTCAAGCGGGAAACATACCCGCCACTCCCGGAGCAGGTATCGGACGCGGATATCCGCAAGACACACAAGGATCTGAAAGCGGGGACGGTTGCCCGGCCAAAGACCAAGACGGAATACGTTGCCCTGCTTGCGTCACTGGAACATCAGATCAAGGATATCGAAGCCTCCAACAAAGCGGCGCAGGAGAAGTATGCAGCGGATCGGGCAGCGGTCGATAAGGATTTTGAGGCCAAGATCCAAGCAGCCAAGGAAGACGAGGGCAACCAGTGGGCGGCCATCCGGCTCCTGCGGGACCAACTACTTAGGGAATGTGATTGGGTTGTACTGTCAGATTCTCCCGTGTCCGCGTCCATAGACCAGTGGAAAACCTATCGGCAGGCCCTCCGCGATATCCCGCAGACGTACAAGCGGCCGGCGGATGTGGTGTGGCCGGAGGCGCCGGCGTAATGGCGTATCAGGTCTGGATATTCACGGCTGGCGGGGATAGGACCGCATACCTCGAGAACGCGTACCGGGTCGAGCGGACGAGGAAGGGATGATGATGGACCGGCTGTCCGGAATCCTTACGGAGGTAGAATAGTATGGATATACAGATGTTGATAATGCCGATCGTTGTGATCGGCTTTGGATTGTTTGCTGGTGGCATGTTTGCCTACCGGAAGTTAACTGCTGGTGAGACATTCAGCTGGCAGAAGTTCTTGCCCACCATGGGGATAGGTGCAATTGCATCATTCGGTCTCTATCTGGCTACAGGTGCACTTCCAGCTTTGGATGCTGTCTTTGTTCAGATTGATACCTTGATGCCAGGAGGTGCTCCTTCTGTCAGTTTGGTTATTGCTGCACTGTTAGCAGTGTGGAACCAGATCTCAAAGGGTGCTACGTCGGGTGGCAGTGTTGTGCAGAGTACACCTGTAGAGAGTGTCCAGCAACCTGTTGGAGCTAGTCCTGGGTGGTCACCTGGTTGGACTGTTACTCCAACCGAGCAAGCTGGAGTTAGTCCCTTTGCTGCACTTCTAACTGTTGTGGTTGGGAATGATGCATCATCGAAGAGATGTAATGTTAGGATTGACTGGGGTGATGGGACACCTAAGGAAGACTTTGTTCCTGACCCGACTAGTGGTGTTGTGGTGGTATCACACCCGTACATCTACAAGCAGGGAACTAGCAAATATAAGGGCCGACAGTTCTATCCGACCTTTGAGGTTATTGGTCAGGATGGGGTTAGTTACGGGACCTTTAATGTCGAGAACAAAGCTTGTGCCATTGAGGTACAATCATTGTAATTTTTTCTTTGAAAGTTGTAGGAGGGGTGTGAATGGTAACTACCATACGGGTTGCTATGGGCGACCGATATACTGGAACATATGTGATGAAAGATCAGGCTACTCAGGTAATTGATCTCACAGCAGCAACACCCAATGGGGTTGTGTTGTACCAGTATGATGCTGCAACGGGGTACTTGATAGCATCTACTGCCTGTGTAATAACAACTCCCACATCTGGGTTGGTAACTTATACCTTGGGGGATATCTGTACGGCCAGTCGGAACATGTATGTACTGGTCTTTAAGGTCACTACACCTACCAACGAGGTGACATGTCCTGCTGGACAGGAGCAGGGGTTGTGGGTGTATTGAGATGGCTGATGATAGCTTGTATGTTACAAAACTCGAGCACCTTCAAGATCTGAGGGAGTTGGATAAGAAGATTGGTGAAGCTACACAACTGGCTGCAGAGTTGGTTATACATAGAAATGAACGAGAACAGCGATCAAATGCGATGGTGTATGAAAGAACTATTTTGTCTCTTGATAAGCAGATTACTGATTTGAATGTACGGCTTGATCAGTTAGGTAATCGGCTTGATAAGTTCTTTTTAGCCATTATTGGTGTTGCGATAACATCGTTGATTTCTGCAGTTATTATGCTTGCAGGTATTTTGATGGGGAGCATTTGATGAACGACCATACATGTATTAGTAGGGACGATATTAAGGACATTTCTGATAATGTTAATGACTTGAAAACAGATGTTGCTATGGTGAAGAAGGACACACAGGATCTTAAGGACCTTTCGGCATCTATGAGTAAGTGCATTGAGGTGTTGACCAAGTCCTCGATTGTTTCACAGGAAAGTCATATTACTCGGGAGCAGTTCTATAAGAAGATTGATGAGATTGTTGTTGCTAGACACGATGTGGTGAATGCATGTATGAAGGAGTTTTACACGTACAAAGAAGAAGCAGATACGAGAATGGATAGGATAGATTCTAGGATTGTTCAAAATAGGAATGTTTGTGATGACTATAGGGAGATGAAGAAGGTTATCCAGGGCCTTGTTGTGGCTGTTGTGTTGTTCTTGATCCTGGAGGGGTATAGGGTGTTGGTAGCATGATTGAGTTTAGTAAAGAGGAACTTGAATTTCTAATTTTAGCTGCAGCGTTGTACAAGAAGTACAATTGTGAGCTATGTGAGAGGGTGCTAAAGAAGTTAACAGATGCCCTATAGCTTGTCCATCTGCTTCTTAAACGCCTTCACATGAACCTCCAACTCCCAGAGTGGACTGAGCTTCTTAATCCCCTCAACATACTCAGCTCCACTAACCTGTATGGTTGGTATATCATAATGTCCAGCAATGATAACCTGGTTGAGCTGATATACCTGTCTGGATAACATAACACTTGTTTTAACTTTATTCCACTCCTCTTGTATCGTCACAATCTTGTCCCTATTCTCCTGCAGTCTCTTCTGCAACACCGCTTCTCTTCTTTGAAGCCGAGTTAGCTCATCCTCAGTCTCTGCTATCAAATCCTCGGTGAGCTTAATTCGCAATCCAACAGCAAGGTCTCCGAACACCTCAGAATCTGCAATTTCCAATGCCTGAGAGGTCAGTTCAGACAACCTAATCCCTGTATTCTGAGTAACCCTTTCTGCCTGATCTAGATCTACATATACAGTTGATCTTCCCTTCTGCACCATACTCATACCACCAACTTGGCTTTATCGGCAACCATGGCTCTACGCTCCTTTTTTAGCAATATTGAGAGGGTAGGTATTTTGGATGTGGAATCCATGATTCAAAATGTATACCCAGGCTTGTCTGATATCACTCATTTAAAGTCACCATGGCCCCATTGATCTTAATGATTCCAAACTTCTGCATCTCAGCAAGCTTCTCGAACACCTGCTTAGCATTCCACCCAATCATGGCACACTCTGCAGCAACCTGGTTCCGCTCACATTGCATAACCATCTTGCCAGACACCTCATGAGCATGCATGGTTAAAATCTTCCGGATCTGCAAGTAGTCAAGTCCAGCATACACATCCTGTCTCCACTTCTTCTGCAAATCAAGAAGCCTAACAAGTCTTGAATCAGAAAGGTCCATGTGCATGACAGGTTCAATGCGTTGTGTCATTAAATGGTACCCAATAATAATCCTATTGAAGTACGATGTCTCAAACGAATACATATCCTTCTTGTGGTAGTAATCAAGAATATCATCAGACAGTTCGATCCGCTCGATCTGATTCATCCTATGAACCGTCACATTAATCCTATCCCACAACAATTGCATCTCTCCAGGATTAGGTCTCATGTTCTGAGTCCTATGCATAGTATCCATAATGGCATCATTATCCGACTTGGTAGGTACAAAATTCATAACACAAAGTCGTCTTCCCAATCCACTCGATAGATCATAACTTCCAGGCTGCACACCAGTCCATAGTGTCAAAAACGTCCTATAACTGATGGATCCAGATCCCAACCTCTTATTAACATGTCCATGATCCAATGCAGCTAACAATTGTGTCTCCATCTGCGAGTTCATCTGGCTCTTCAGAGCCTCCGTGATCCCCTTAAACTCATCTATGAATAGAATCCCATTCTTATTCAACTCAGCAGATCCTGGATTGTTAATCGCCAAGCCATTCACAGTAGCAATGGTTCCTACAAACCCAGCCTCAGTTAAGGTCTGTTCGGCAGCCATAGACACATCTGTAGAGTGAAATATACCATTCGGATCTCTTCCCATCACATCCCCATAATATGTCTTCATAAACCCAGAGGGGCTAATGAACAACAAATGTAATCGCATGTTGGGAAGTTGCTTCCCCACATAATAAACCTCTCTTGTCTGATTCATCAAATTAAAAGCATGAATCGCATAGCTACATACATAATATGGAGCATACACATCATGCATGTAAGCTTCCCTACCATTTAACTCATCCATGATCTGATCATAAACAGACATCATGATATCACCGAACCTGGTCCACAGTCATAAAAATAATCCTCCGAATCAAACCAACACTCTTCCCCATAAGGACATGAGTATCTCCTCAAGCAATCCTCATATCGGATCCCACAGGTCTTTTCTGCTAATGTCTTGTGTGGCTTCCATTTAGGTTTCATTTTCTTATCTCCCTACTAGTTTAGTTGTGGTTGTGCAATGTTATGGAGTGGGTGTTCAACAAAAAATAGTAAACTTGTTGATATGTGCATCAGATCTTGCACAATCATCCAGAACACTTCAACACTCTATGAATCTCAGCAGCCTTGGCAGGTCCAATCCCCTTAACCTTCATAAGGTCCTTCTGTGTAACCTTGCACAACCCTTCAAGTGACTTATGACTATCCAACAACACAGATAGTTGATTAGTCGAAATGCCTAACAACCTTGCACATAGGATGTCTGGATCTCTCCGTACAGGTACTTGCCACTTACCCTTATCAATGGCCACCATCATCTTCACCATGGTGATCATACCTTCCCACTCATCATGAATCCACAGGGGTTGAATGCCATACCTATACGCAACAGCAGCAATACCTCCAAAGAGTATATTGCTATCTACCTTTACGGGTCTCGGAAGATCAGCCATCTCCTTCACAAACGTAGCTACGGATCCAGTAACCAACAAGCCAGTAATCATATCATTATGTGCTGACATCCTATGCATCTGGTCATAAAACCTTCTCGTAGGTCCAGTAATCGACCCATACAGGTCAGCCATCTTCTTCCTCTCAAACAAACACCTTGTGGATTGATAGTCTCCTTCCTTCAAAGTCATCCTCTTGAATGTCAGGTCGGGAAATGTTGCTTCCAAAAAGTTAAAATACTTCATGGGCTCTCTAGTATCAACAATAATGGTAGCTGCCATATTAAACCTTCTGGTAGTTTACCAGAACCTCACCACAACAAGGACATACTGGCCACTCCACATAGTGGTTCATACACACAGACACCACCTTAGTAATAGTCACCAATGATGCATCAATGTTAATGAATCGTGCCTCTGCACCCACATCGAGTCGTCCACAAAAGTTAGTCCGAACAGACAAAGGTACCACAATACACCCACCATTCACAAACCCTCGATACCTCACCTGGTTGAGGTCAGTGATCATATCCTTATTGAGTATAAACTCAACCAGATCACCCACCTGTATAGGTCGCTTGGGTGCACACCCATTCGCATATGCCTGGAGGGTATCCCATGAGATTGTCACTAGGTTATCCCCAGGAGTAGCCACCACAATACTCTGCACACGTAGATGCTGTGAGGGAGTACCGGTATCATAATTAACCTGCAGCTGGTAGCTTGGCTTCATAATCACACCAACCTCTTGCCAGCTCTACAAATCCCCACAACATTATGCTGATGGATAGATTCAAAGTGCTTACACACAACCACCCAATCCTTCGCAAACCCACTCACTGCCTTCCCCACAGCTCGAGCAGCATCCTCAACAAACATGGGATAATCCTCAGCCTTCTGACACCACTCCAACTCTTGCTCCCTCTTCATGTACGGAACAGGAATCAACTTCACAGCATTAATAGTTGCAGCAACCACTGAGGTCAAAATCTCATCAAGATCCTCATTATTCCCCAACAGCATTGTAATCTTAGTGGTAGCTCTCTGCATATGTGGGTACCCATACTCAGCATCAGCACACATACTACTAGCACATGGACATACAGATGCATACGGAACCATTACAGTCAGATACCATACTCTCGTCTTGGGAGTCGCAATACCTTCCAACATACATTGAATAAACAACTCCTGCTCCGTTTCAGTAATGAAAGCAGTCTCCCACTTGCACTCCCAATATGCAGTTCTTGCCTCTTGTGACTTCCTAATCTCATTAAGCAGCTTATTGTCCAAGGTGATATTAGCATCCCTTCTGGTCTCAATCACATACCTCAACCTGCTCATGTGTATACCATTCCGACCTACCAAGTCAACATACACAGCTTGCTCGGTTAATGCCCTTACACCTGAGAAATCTCTCCTATACTGCCTAACCTCTGTAATCCCAACCTTCGAGAGTGCCATTCCTTCATTTGGCAATATCGCATAATCGGGTAGCTTATTAACACATGACTGCATTATCTCACCCTATAAAGATTTTGTAGCCGAGTACACACATACCCATCTACCTTATTCTTAATCAACTCAGATTGCACGATCCGACCCATGGCGGTCATCTCTTCAACCATGCACTCCCACTTGCCCTTAATATTACAAGTCTTAGGCATGAAGTACACACCGTTAAGCTCGTGCGTCTTAACCCATGCAATAAACTTGTAGAGAGTGTCGGGATCCACCACAAACTTAAACACAAGTGGAAGTCGAATGTTTAGCCATCTCGATGCGGTGTCCAAATCCTTCGGACTAACAATATACCTAACACCAGGTATATTATTCGGATCAAATGTCCCATTAGTTTCAACATCCACATATATTCCAGCATTTACAAGATGGTGTAACAACTCCCAAACATCTTCCTGCATGAGAGGCTCTCCACCTGTAATTACAGCATACCTCACCTTAGTCCTAATAACAGCATTCGCAACCTCTTGGGCAGGTAGGGTCATCCACACATGGTTCGCATACTTAGAATCGCAGAACGAACAATTCAGGTTACACCCCGACAACCTAACAAAGGTAGCTACTCGCCCCGCTCCTGGACCCTCACCTTGTATGGAAGTGAACACCTCATTGACACGCACAATATCACCTCACCCAAGTTGCAGTTGCACATGAGTCTTCATTTTCCCACACAGTAACCTTAATGTGAGTTATATTATCCGCTAGAGTAACCTCCCAGATATTCCTACAAACAACCTCTGCAAGGTTTTCGCAGGTCGGATTTAAGGGTAGCCGAAATACCCGCTGCCCCAGTGCTTCCAGGGATGCAGCTAATGGATCTTTCTCCCACAACAGCACCTTATGATCATACTGCTTCACCAACCCCTTAAGATCTGTGAAATTAATAAGGTACCCCAAATCAGAAACAACCTGTCCTGTAATCTCAAAGTCAACCTTCCAATTATGTCCGTGCAGGTATCCACACTTATCCTTATCTCCCAACTGTCTATGTGCTGCTTCAAAAGCTGCATTGGTTACAATCACTGTCATGTTTACACTTCCCAATCATACTGTTCAAATTCCTTACCATCAGGGTGCAAGACCCTACCATCGGGCATAACAACACATCCAGTCAGATTAACCAGATGGGTTGGTGTACCCATATTTTTCTGCACCTGATGTTCAATATACCCACAGATCTTACGAGCAGCTAGGTCTGACTTACCCTTCCTCTTCTGGGCAGCCACACAAGCAGCAAAATTCGCATATGGTCCAAGAGGCATACAAAAAAGGAGGCTATTCCTCCTCCTCCATCTTACTCTCAATCCACTTCGGTTGAACCTCCAACTGCTCATATTGCTCAATAACCTTGCATGCAGCCTCAATAGCTAGCACCCAAATAGACCTTTCAGCCTTCGAAGGACCTGCATAAACAGCTTCCTTCCTAACCATATCAGTCAGTACACTCATAATAAACTCTCCTACCACATGGACACACTACAAATCCAACCTGTGGGGTGTTAACCCTAGTAAACACACCAAGACTATGCCCACATGCACACTTCATCTCTTGATACTCATGACCATTTCGTCGAACAGCAATCACATTACACACCATGTAAACCACAAAGGTTAACACTACTCCATAAGCCAGTGCTTCAATCCCAAAGATGATCCAGAAGAAGTTGCTTACAATCCAAACCCTAAACCCAAAGTATCGAGTACCGTCTGTATTCCAAGCAACTAAAATGGCACCTACAACTGATAGGATTGCTGCAATCCACTCACAAAGTATCAGGATCATCATCATCTTCCCGATTCAAATGCTCCTGTATAAGTCCACTCAAATCACGTAGCTCAGCCTGTGCAACATTCATTTGTTCTGATAAGTCCTTAAGATTTAACTGAATGGTTTCAAAGTCTAACCCTACCAACTTCTCATAAACCTTATCAGCTTGATCAACACATCCATTCAACTGATATCTAATGTTAGCGATATGATCACTGATCATTCACCATCGCCTTCTTAACTGTCTGTCTGTTCAATCTATCAGCCTCTCGGATAAACTTGTTGGATCGTGGAACCCAATTAACACCCAGTACTCTATCCCCTATCAAGTTCATCAAATGGGCACGTGCAATTACCAAATTAGGTTGTAACACCTGACATGTTCCTGTAACCTGATTGGCTACCAACTGAGAGTCAACGTAACATGTAATGTCACCCCTCGTATGTTCTAGCAGCCAGGATACCGCCAGTGTTAAAGCCTCATACTCTGCCATGTTGTTCGTATGATCCTTAAGAAGTGTAGATTCCTGGTGCATAATATAATTATCCTTCACTATTATAAAGGATGCTGCTCCATAGCCGTCCCAATTCTGACCACTTCCATCCGAGTAGGATTCAACTCCCATTGATCCCCAACTCCCTCTTGACGTTATTAAATGCAACTCCCAGGTAAGACTCATCATACATGACCTGCATTTGGAACTCTAATCTCATAATCTCTCTAGCCTTCTCCTCCATTCTATCCTGGAGTTGCTTCTTATATTTGGGACCGAGTTTAGCACCAAGTTCTTCAAAAATTTCTTGAGGATTAATAACCGTCATGACATCTCACCATCCTCCTCAACCTCAATAAGAATGGCACAACAATCAAGTTCCATCAGTTATCTACTCCACATATATACGATTCCAATTGCAAGCAAACAAAGTACTGCAATCTGGAAGACCAGATTGCTAGTAACCCTATCAAACAACTCACTCACATCCATCACCCTCCAAACCTAACAACAACCAGTGTCAAAACACTTCCAATCATAGCCCACACAAATGCCCATAGCAGATTCCTAACATTCTCCTCTATGAGCATCCTGACCACCCACAATTAGTACACGATCCTGACCTACATCCTAACCCGAATGTTGCTGGTGCGCCACATTGTGGACAGACCGCACATTCTTCAACAGACACCTTACCTGAGTTGTTGTCATCATCTGCCCGTTTAGGTTGAACTGATTTGTGTATCCAAACCTGATGCATCCTCTTGGCAATAATATCCGGACATGACTTGCCTTGCGAGTTCGGGTTCTGCATCGCAGTTGTGCATTTGACCTTCCGAAGTGTCTTAACAATCCTCTCAACTGTTGCCAGTTCATCTCCACTGAGCCTTGGATCGTGCACATATTTACTAATAAGCTTCCCAATGGCTTCTCCCATTGCTGTGCACCCTCCAGCTGTGAGATTGAACACCTCAAAGGGGATACCGGTATCTCTGTCACGTTCATTGCATGTGATGTGGATCCTTCCACATCCTGTCTGGAAATCCAAGGTTGTACCGAACCTTTCGACATTATGCCCATCCCTAACCCCTGGGTCAGTTGAATACTTTCTAACTGGTGCAATTTCATATCGTGTGGTAGACTGGCTAGTGACCACCTGTTTAGTTTTTGATCCATCTCTATACACCGTAATACCCTTACACTTAAGCTGCCAGGCGAGTTTAAACGCTATCACAACATCCTCAATAGTTGCAGATGCTGGTAAGTTAATAGTCTTACTAACCCCATTATCCACCCACTTCTGCCAAGCAGCAACGTGTCTGATCTGCCACTCCGGACTGATATGCTTAGCAGTATCATCTAACAACCCATGTGCTTCAGCCAGTGCATGCACACCACTCCTCATGGTCTGAGCTCCAGCCTCCGACTCCCTATTATACTCCCAATCAAACACAGGTTCGATTCCCCACGAACACCCAGCAAGATATGACAAGGTCCCAGTGGGTGCCAATGTAATGAGAGTCTCATTCCTAAGTTCAGCATGCGGAGTATCTCCCAACCCAGGATAGTTCCCTTCCAGAATGGCCAACCTATGTGACATGTCTCGGGCTCTCCCCATCTGCATCTTACCAATCCGATCAATCCAATCGAGAGCTGTCTGACACTGATAGCTAATACCGTTCATAATAAGCCAGTCAGCCCACCCCATCAGACCCGATCCAATCTTCCGTGTAAGCAATGTAGCATTAGTAATTTCAGGAATCGGAAACACATTAATATCTATAATCCGGTTAAGCATATCAACCGAGAAGTCCACCATATCAAGGAATGCAGAACTGTCTCCATCAACAATCTCAGGATACTTCGACAAATTTATGGATCCAAGATTACAAGACTCATACGCTCGCAGTGGTTGTTCACCACACGGGTTTGTGCACTCAATGGGGTTAAGGACAGGTGTACCATGGTCATTTGGGGTATGGACGTTTCGTTCATTGAGTCTATCAAGGAATATGATACCGGGATCACCTGTCTTCCAAGCATGCTCTGCAATTGCATACAATAACTCGGGATCATTTCGCATAGTGGAATCGTGCATCCCAACTGATATGTTAAAATGCGACAATCTAGATCCAGCATCCTTACATCGTATGAACTGTCTGATGTCGGGATGATCATCATTGAGTATACCCATGTTGGCTCCTTCTCGCTTACCTCCTTGCATAACTGTCGCAGCTGAGGTATTAAGAAGTTCCATAACCCTAAGTGGTCCACAAGCTCGTCCACCTGTAGATCGAATGGGTTCACCCAATGCTCTGATGTGACTGAAATTGAACCCCGTTCCACCAAAGGACTTGTGCACTCGTGCAGCGTCCCAAACGGTCTTATAGATCCCATCGAGACTATCTTCGATGGGGAGTACATAGCAGGCTGACAATCCTCCAGAGCCAGGTCGGCCAGCATTGACAAGGGTTGGGGTATTCGGTAACCACTTGTACTGCCCCATGACCTCTGCAATTCCTGCAGCCAGTCCGTCATCGGTAGGTTCAATGGCCTTTGCCACCCTCGCATATATCTGTCGCTCATCAACCTCACCTGGTGCAAAATACCTACTCATTAATAGTTGCTGTCTCATTTGCTTTCTCCAATTTCTTCTCTCTCGACATCCTAGCACTTATCTTCGAGCACTCTCTACACACATAACTATACCCTCTTCCACAGCACCAATAGTTGGTTGTCTTGTAGAACATCTCTACTGCCAGGTCTCTTTTGCAACGAGAACATTTCAGAGTTGTGGGTGTAGATGTGGGTTGTGCAAGTTTTTTAGATGGTTGTTCAACATCCACTACATCCTCCTCAGGATCCTGCTGTGTGGATTGAACAAATGCAATATCTCCTTTATCCATCATACTCCTCCAACCTAGTGGGTAGCACATCACCATATCCATCATCTGGAAACAACTTAGGAAGCTCACTAAGCTCACACATTTTACATGCAGCAAACTTCCCATCAGAACACTTATATGGAAACTTGCTCTGATCGATAGCATTTCGCAACTTAACAACTCGAGTCATAGCAGCAACTTGCATGTCGAGTGTAAACGGACAATCAACCACCTTCTGCAACCGTGGGTTAATCAACCTTAGAGTCACAACACTTCCAGGGTTACCTGACATGATCCACAAGCAAGCATAGAAAGCTAACTGTCGGAACACAGACTCCTCATTTAACTTCCCACCAGTCTTATACTCAATAAGTCTGATAGTATCAGCTCTCTTATCAACCCACTCGGCACCATCTAAGGTACTCTTAATCCGAACTGCATCACATATCATAAACAGTTCTCTATAGATGGGTGTAAACTCATCTAACCTATCTTGAGATTCAAGCTGGTTCCATCGTGTCCTCTGATACTCAATGAACCACTTAATCATCACCTGCTCTTCATCATTGAACTCCTCGGTGATTAACTGGTCCCAATCAGCTGGATTAATAACCCCTGCATAGTCGAAGAACTTCTCTGCCCACTCGTGAAATCTAGTTCCAATCAGCATCTTCTGGTTGACTCCATTAGACCTTCCAAGGATCCACTGCTTAAAGAATTGCTGTGGACAGAAATCATAACTCTCCAACATACTCTTTCGTATATACCCATCATCTGCCATAACTACCCTTCCTGCACATCATGGGGGCGATCTCGGTGCTATAAAGTATCCAACCCCTACAGTCAGATCCTTATTATTACCCCCTATACTAACAGGGAGGGTCTGTCCAAGCCCAACAATACACCTATCGAGCTTCCCCAAAACAGATACTAGGGGTCTAACATAATCGGCAGGGAGTAATGTCTCAACAGGATGATCACACGGAACCCTAATATGCAACTCCTCAGGTGCATAACTAACCGACACTACATCCCTCGATATATCCTCAATAATCAACTCATCACCCCTCCAGGTTATAAACACTACATCCCTCGATATATCCTCAATAA